GATAAGCAAGACGAATATCGGATCGGGGTGACGGTGTCGGCAGAGCTGTTCATCATGAAAACAGCCTATAAATAAATGGTAGAGGAGGGCGAGAGCTTTTTACCCGCGCCCTCCGTAAGTACTCGTTAGAGACGTTTGAGGATATCTTCCAAGTCTTCCTTGGTCATCCCGGAGTTCTCGTAGATCTGCAACACTTTCTGTCTAGCGTTCTCAGCCGCTGCCATCGAGGTCGCGATCTTCTCAAACTCTGCTGTGCTCATCTTGGTCAGAACAAGGTTAATGATGTCTGACTTCGACATTTTGATGTTGCGCTCTTTCAGGCGCGTTTTGAACGAACCAAGCTTTTCGTTGGCTTTTTCGGTGAGCTTCACCTGACATGAAATTGAGCGATTTTCGGTCATAATTAATCTCTTTGTAATACACCAAAGTCAAAACTGCTCCCGACAGGCAACACGCCTTCAGCAAACCCGGGAGTGGTGTCAATAATGTGTTTTCGTTCGTATGAGTGTGACATCAGGTGTTTGTTGCTTATATCGATAAAATCCGAAATAAAACACACATTTGCCTGATTCTTCTTGGCACGAAGGCCGCGACCAACACGTTGACGCATTTCGACTTCGGCCTTGCCTCCTCCGGCAAGAATTACGGCGCCAACACTTGGCACATCGACACCGACATCCAGTATCGTAGAGCCGATCAGCACATCAATTTTCCCTGCAGCCAGACTGTTAAGCTTAGCCTGTCTGGTACTCTGGTTGGATTCACCGTAAATAAAATCTACCCGTAAGCCGCTCTCTTTCATCATTTCCATCAGTATCTGACCGTGGCGTTTGATCCTCACCAGGGTCATACAGTTCAGTCCATGATCACGGTACATCAGCGCGTCGCGAACGACGGCCTCGTTACGTCCAATATTGTAAACGATACCGAGCTGATAAGCTTTCTGATACGGCGTGCTCATACCAACTCTGAAGTTCAGATGCTTGGAAGCGAGCTCCGCTCGGATACGAGCCTCATCCGGAGTGTACGCGATTTTATGGTATACGAAGTAAGGTTTGGCCAAAATACCTCGCTCGATCAGATATTTTTCAGTGACCTTTATCTCGATGCGGCCTGCAACCGCCATCAGACGCATATTGGCCTCAGTTGAAGCCTTCATAAACGGAGTTGCTGTCAGCGCCAGACGATAGTCTGCGTTAATGCAAAGCCTGGCGATGTCATAAAAGTTTGAACCGGAGGATTCGTGGGCTTCTTCGAGGATTAGCAGTGAGACGCTTGAGAGGAAACGCTTAACCAGCTCCCGACGCTTAAGATGATAAGCCTTTTTGTCCGCCGGCATATCGCGTGGAGGCTCTTCAAGAAAACTCGCCAGGGTTTGCACTGTTGCGACATTGATATGGCGAGACACCTGAAACTCACCAGAACCAATGATGCCAACCTTCTGACCTTTAAGCCACGGCTCTCCATTCTCAGCGCGATAGTCGATCGACTTCTGGAAGTTATCTGCCATTTGAAACATAAGAACAGAGCGGGTGGTTAAAAACAGCGTCATGCGACCAATACGCGCCGCGGCTTTGCAAGCTACGTTCGACTTTCCCCCGCCTGTGGCGATCTGCGCAATCATCATTCCTTCGCGAACCAGTGTCTCTACAGCCTGATCTTGATACGCATAGTCCGGATTATAGGGGAAGGGGTTAACTGCCGGGTTTGGTTTGCCCAGCGCCGGAACCTTGTCTTTGCGAATATGGACGCATTTGATGCCAGCCTTCACCAGATTGGCTGCTACCGATTTTGCAAAACCCGCGGGGAAGGCATTTTTGCTCCAGTTGAACATAGTACTGGTGCCTTTCCAGTCGCCGGCTTCGACTTCGTAACTCAGCATTTCCTGGACGAGTCGCTTCACGTTGTCATCAGCGCCGGAGACCATAGCGTTGACCGCGTTCGAAACAATCCTAACAGTCATAAATATCTTTCCTTCGTGCCTTTTATATGTTAATTGGCTAGAATAGTAAGTAAGTACTTATGCAATGGATTGTATCAAAAAGTATGGACGTAAAAATTACCATTCTGCAGGTAGAAGTGGCCAGACTCCGGCCAAATCCCTGGAACACCAACTCGGTTGGTGCTCAAAACTTCGAAAAACTGAAAGGCTCCATCGAAAAACTGGGTTTTTTCAAGCCAATTCTCGCGCGTGAGCTGGACGGTGGCCAATTTGAGATCCTCGGTGGCGAACATCGCTGGCGAGCCGCTATGGAAAAGGGTATTTCCACGGTTCCCGTTATATCGGTGGGCAAAATAAGCGATCTGGTCGCGAAACAAATGTCTCTGGTCGATAACGAGCGATACGGCGAAGACGATCAGGTCGCATTACAGCGTCTGATCGAGGAAATTCAGTCCGAACTCGATTATCAGCTGTCGGAAATTGCCCCTTACGACGACGAACTGGCGGCCACACTGGCCCGTGAGTCGGCAATCGACCTGGAAATGCTTGAGGCGTTGTCGCGTGGCGACGAAGAGCCCGTTGAGAAGGACTCTCGTGAAAAAGCTGAGCGTGTTGGTGCGGAACACCAGACTATGCGCTTCAAAGTGACGTTTGACGCTTCTGATCGCGTTACCGAAACCATCAAATCCATCATCAAAGAGCAGGCGATCAACACCGGCAACGACATGGAGAATGCTGGTGAAGCTCTGGTATGGCTGGTCGATAACTACAAGGAGTGTATTTAATGACCAAAACGTTCGAAATCGTCTACCGAGACCCGGCAGAGCTCATTCCCTATGAAATGAACGCCAAAAAGCATGACGAGCAGCAGATCCGTGACCTGGCCGCAGCCATAAAAAAGCGTGGTTTTGACCAGCCGATCACTGTCGATAAGGACGATGTCATCATTACTGGCCACGGCCGCCGCGAAGCTGCGCTTTTAGCGGGGCTGAAAAGTGTGCCGGTGATCGTTCGCGACGATCTGTCCGATGAAGAAGTGAAGGCGAAGCGTCTGGAGGATAACCGGCTGGCCAGCATTGATTACGATGCCATTAAGTTACAGAAAGAGCTGGAGTCTCTGGTACTTGGTGACGTTGAAGTCTTCGGCTTTGACGAGCGTGAGCTGAACGTGCTGGTCGGTAGCATGACCGAAGAAATGGATACTGGCGCACTGGTTATGGATCTGGGGGAGGAAACCGAGCGCCAGAAAGAAGAGCACACCGAAATCAGTCGCGAAGTCGCCGCCGAAGAGGTTCGAGTGGTCGATGTTCTGGGCTTTAAAACGCTCCCTGCTGGCTCTGCGATTGTCGTGGGGGATTTGCTTGCCCACATGGAAGAAATCACGGGAGAGAGCGGGGTAGACGCGTTCGTTGCTTATGCGCAGAAAGTTTCCTCCGGGGGAGTCGAAGCATGAGCACATATACCATCAACGTATCGTTCCAGACCCGTGTCAACAAGACCACTCGCACGCTTGAGATCGCCGAATCGTTTGGGCTTGGTCTGGATGAAAAAGACTGGACGCTTTACGACAATCTTGAGCTGGAAGTTGAGCAGGGTGATGTGGTTTACATCACTGGCCAGTCAGGTTCCGGAAAATCTGTCGTGCTGCGTGAGCTACAACGCCAGATGAAAGAGGAAGGGCTTTCAGTCGCCTCCATTGATGACTTTACCTTTGACAACGACGTCAATGTCATCGACCAGCTGGGTAAAACCACCAGCGAAGCGTTAGGGCTGCTTTCGATGGCTGGCTTGAATGATGCCTATCTCTTTGTGCGCAAACCTTCTGAAATGTCGGATGGCCAGAAATACCGTCTCAAGATCGCCAAGCTTATTGAGTCGGGCGCGAAGGTATGGGCTGCGGATGAATTTGGCGCAGTTCTTGATCGTGTTACCGCCCAGGTTGTGGCCTCGAACCTCCAGCGTGCCGCGCGAAAGGTGGGCGCAACAGTAATGGTCGCAACGACTCACGAAGACCTGAAAAATGCACTGCGGCCGAACATGCAGATCACCAAGCACTACAAGGAGCGAGTGAAGGTTGATTATGCAGATTAAAAAGACTTTCCCGATTTATGAGGGCCCAGATCTGCGCCGCCGCTGGACTACAGAAGCCGAATGGCGAGATTGGCTTCGTGCTCATGGCGCGTATGGTTTTCGCGTTACCCCATATTTCAATCGCTGCTGTGTCGTCTTTGGTGAAAGACGTTATGTCGAGACGATAAAACAGCTCTATGGCCTCGATGAAAGCGAGTTCGTATATGGGGTTGGCGGCATGGTGACAACTCTGGGCTATATTCAGGCCGACACGATGCTTCATTGCGTCTACCTGCCAGAAAATTACGATGAAACAGTCTACTGGCATGAGGCACTACATGTGGCGCTGATGACCGCAGAATATCACGGCGTGCAGCTCCATGATCAGGAGGCATTGACCTACCTGCAGGGTTATATCGCGGAAGAGTTCAATCGTTCCCGACTACAGTTTATGGCCGACAAGAAAGCTGGTGGACTGCCTGCGATCGAGGGAATCGTGACTCGTCCAGCATCCACTATCTGCCGTGGCGGTTTTTGCAATCGTAAGGTGGTGATGCGATGACAGACATCATCATCAAACGGTATCGCCCGGAGGAGTTCCCGCGCCATCTGGACTTTCTTGAGCGCATGACCGTCACCAGGGGGACGGTAGAAGACTGGCACGCGCTTAAGTCGCTTCACTACAAGACAGATGGGAAGCCGTTCGCCCCTACCTACTATCGTTGTGAGCTAGATGGTCGGTTGGTAGGCGTTGTAGTTATGGCCTTCCCTAAACTGCTACTGGCGCCGCGGCATCGCATGTTTCCAAAGCTGAAACCCACAACCAACACCACTGTGGCAAATCAGTACTGGGGACGTTACGTAAACAACAACTTCGCTGTGATCAGCCGCTCTGTAGTGGACACCCAGTATCGTGGCGTCGGGGTATCGTATCGCATGATTAATCTGGTTAGCAGGATGCATGACCGGCCAATCATCGAGATCCAGTCGTCGATGAGCAAATATAACCCGTTTGCCATGAAAGCAGGGTTTTGCTTCATCCGTCCTGAACGTCCGAAGAGCTACGAAAGCGCGCTTCGCGTCTTTCAGCGCCATTTTCGTTCTGATCCCGGCGACAACGAAGCGATTGTGAAAGAGCTGTTTGCGATGACTGATTCACGCCGGCGCCGCGCTCTGCGAGATCTGGTGGCGGACTATCACAAGAATAGTTCTCTGGCAAAAGCAGGCCGCAACCGTGGCACTACCATTCAGGATATCGCGGATAGCCTGGTGGATGAGGCCAGCATCGTGAAACTGCTCAAGGATATTCACAATCTGAGCTTCACTTCACCGCTATATGGGGTTTATCGCAACCCTGATTTTGGTCGCCAGCTGCCTGACACACTGCCACTGCTGGCTTTTGATAAACAACCGCTGAATGCACCACTGGATATTGCGTTACCGGCATAAGGATTTGCCATGACACTGACTGATAAACAGAAAGACATCATTAAGACCATCAACTTAGGCCATGAACGTGGACATTTGCTCGATCTGGACGAGCTGCTGGAAGTGCTGCCTTACCGGACGACAAAGCAGTCTATGCAATTCTCCCTGCGCGCGCTGATCAAGAAAGGTTTGGTCGAAAAGCACGACTGCCGGCCGCGAGAGGATTCTGGCTACCAGCGTCGAACTCTGGGGCTGACGACATTAGGTCGAGCCAGAGCCAAGTTACTGGTGATGTAAGTTGGTCTGGGAGTCAGATTAACAGCCTGCGTCTGTATATATAACTAATAAGTCACTTATTAAATATATACGAAAGCAGGCTCTCAAACAGATTCCCCAGACCTAATTAATACAACCAGAAAACAAATTGTTTAAGAGCGCAAGGAAGCGCTCTGTGTGTGTTTTAGAGGGATCTATGACTGTCGAAAAAGACGAGAGCAAAACTCGCCTGACTCCGGCTGAATGGGCGGAAGCCGAAGCGAAATGGACTTCGGGCGAGTATACGCTCTCAAAACTGGAAGAAGAGTACGGCATCCGTCGTGAAACGCTCTCCAGACACTTCAAAAAGCGTGGATTAGAGAAAGGCGCTGATTCTGTTGGGAAGATGGTGCGCGAGTCTCTCAAGTCCGATGCAGAACTGCGCGCTAAAGCCCGAGCCGAAAAGATAGAAGACCGCCGGACACGCTATGACGGCTGGGCGTATGCCCTTGGTCAGATGGTAATGGTCGAGGTCACTACAGCAAAGCGCGAAGGCAAGCCACTGGCCTCGATTGAGGACGATCTTAAAAGCCTGCAGCGCGCCAGCGGCACGCTGGCCAAATGCTTCGAAATTTCCTCCAAGGCATTGGGCATGGAGAAAGAAGAAGGCGGTGAAGAGGATATTCCGAACCTTGTCTTTGGCGAGCTAACCCCATCACAGGTGGCCCAGCTGCGCAAGGAAGATGATGAGCCCGAAGTGATTGATGACGATCTGTTGGAATCACTCGAAGAAGAAGCGCTGAGCGAAGCTGAGAGCGATTTTGACGCATCGGGCGAAGACGATGATGGAGATGCATAACCATGTCCATCCCGTCGTCTCTAAGTCTCGTACAGCTGCATTCCGGGCAGATGCAAGTCTTCCAGTCGCCACATCGTTTCAAAGTGGTGTGCGCCGGACGACGTTGGGGTAAATCGAGGCTGTCGATCTCAACCATCATTCGCGCTGCCGCTAAGGAAAGAAAACAACGAGTTTGGTACGTCGCGCCGACCTACCAAATGGCGCGCCAGATTCTTTGGGATGATCTGCAGGAAGTTCTGCCGCGTAAGTGGATTCGGAAGAAGAACGACACCACGATGACCATCGTGTTGAAAAACGGTTCGGAGATCGCGCTTAAAGGCGCGGATAAACCGGATACGCTTCGTGGTGTTGCGCTGCATTTCGTTGTGCTCGACGAGTTCCAGGATATGAAGCCAGACACCTGGTACAAGGTTCTCCGTCCGACATTGTCATCCACCCGCGGCGGCGCGCTGATCATCGGTACGCCGAAAGGGTTCTCCGAATTCCATAAACTATGGACTATCGGGCAGAACAAAGAGCTGCAGCGCAAAGGTCAGTGGAAAAGCTGGCAGTTTGTAACCGCTGATTCACCATTCGTTCCGACGGCAGAAATCGAGGCAGCCAAGAACGATATGGACCCTAAGTCGTTCGCTCAGGAGTACCTCGCCAGCTTCGAAAACATGTCAGGGCGCGTGTATTACCCGTTCGATCGTAGCGTTCACGTTAAGCCGCTGCAGTTCAATCCTAAATTACCGGTGTGGGTAGGCCAGGACTTCAACATTGATCCAATGTCGTCGGTCATCCTGCAGCCACAACCGAATGGGGAGCTGTGGGCTGTGGATGAGCTTGTCTTGTTTTCGTCGAATACGGCAGAAGTGTGCGATGAGCTGGAGCGTCGCTTCTGGCGGTGGAAATCGCAGGTCACAATTTTCCCAGACCCGGCCGGCGCCTATCGTCAGCACGCTCGTGGGGAATCGGACATCGACATCTTCAAGGAGAAGGGCTTTCTGCGTGTTGATTATCCGAAAAAGCACCCACCGATTGCTGATCGTGTGAACTCAGTGAACCGCATGTTGATGAGCGCCTCTGGCGAAACTCGTTTGTATATCGACCCTAAGTGCAAACATCTCATCGATTCACTGGAGAAAGTTATCTACAAACCAGGCTCTCGCGATATGGATAAGAGCGGGGGGATTGAGCACAGCGCGGATGCCTTGGGCTACCCGGTTCATCGTAGGTATCCCGTAAAAAATCGTGTTATTCTTGGTGGTTCAAGATAAGTAAGTACTTACCTATCATGGAAGAGAAGCAAATGGAATTGACTGATAAGCAAATTAAGGATCTTGTGGCAAGACGCCACCCCGAATACATAAAGAAAAAAGAGCACTGGGATTTCCTCGCCAGCACATACGCTGGCGGGCGTGCCTGGTTCGATGACAACATTTTCCGATACTTCAAAGAAGGTGATCAGGAGTTCAAGGAGCGTCTGGAACGCGCCTACCGCTTCAATCACACCAGGGAAGTGGTGAACCTGATTAATAAATATCTCTTCAAAGAGGACATCCATCGAAATGTAGAAGAAGCGCCTGAGCCAATTCAGAAATTCTGGAAACGCGCGACACGACAGAATGTTTCCATCGATGGCTTTATGTCCGCGCTTGACCTCCAGTCCTCCATCTATGGCCGTGTCTGGGTGGTGGTCGATAGCACGATGGATAGTGACGCAGAATCCGTCGCTGACGAGAAGAAGAAGGATGTTCGCGCCTATGCCTACTGGATTTCTCCGCAGCAGATGTTGGATATGGCGTGGGACGATGACGGCAATTTGATCTGGGCGCTGATTGTCGAAGTGGCGCGCGATGATCAAGATCCTTTTACCTCATCTGGCCAGGAATATCAGCGTTATCGTCTATGGACACGTAACGAGTGGTATCTATTCCGGGAAGAGGTTAAGAAAGGCGCCGGGAATGCCGGTCGTCGGACCGCAAAAGTTGTGCTTGAAGATAAAGGCGAACACAAACTTGGCGTTGTACCTGTGTTTCCTGTTGATTGCATAGGGGAGAGCGAATCGCCGTATTTTAGCCCGTCGCTTATTGATGATATCGCCTACCTTGACCGTGCAGTAGCCAACTATCTGTCGAACCTTGACGCCATTATTCAGGATCAGACGTTCAGCCAGCTGGCCATTCCTGTTCAGTCGCTCCTGCCAGGCGATGAGAATCACGCAAAGGTAATGGAAATGGGGACAAAACGCGTCTTCACCTATGACTCGGAAAGTGGCAACCAGCCTTTTTATTTGTCGCCAGACCCTAAGCAAGCTCAGATGATCATCACCACTATCCAGACCGTGATTAATGAGATCTACCACTCCGTTGGGGTCGCTGGCGAGCGAACAAAGCAGGATAACGCTAAGGGGATCGATAATTCATCCGGGGCCGCCAAGTTATATGACTTTCAGCGGGTTAATAGTCTGCTTATTACTAAAGCCGAGCGTCTTGAGCGGGCTGAACGCCAGATGATGTTTTTGGCGGCGAAGTGGATGGGGGTCGATCTCGATGAGGAGCATTCGCTGATTGCCTATCCGGAGAGCTTTGATATCCGCGGTCTGACGGATGAATTTGCCGTTGCCGAGAAACTTGGGCTGCTGGAAGCACCGGATTCTGTGCGTCGATATCAGATGGAAATGCTCATTGAGAAAATCTTCCCGAATATTTCAGCCGCGATGCAGAAAGAATTTGAGAAAGATCTCTTGAATTTTCCGCCAAAAAATGCTCTTAACACCCTTGAAAATAAGTCAGTACTTACTTATCATCGTGATACAGTCCAAGAGAGCGGACAAGATCTATCCCAAGGGAATGGGAACTCATCAACTCAAGCAACCGAGTGATAAGTAATTAAAAGGAATTTTTATGAATCTGTGGCAAATGCTAATGGCCCGTCGTGGCCTCATGGATGTCGCCGAATCACATGAACGTGGTGGCGCAGGTGCTGGAGCTCCCGCTGGTGCAGAAGAGCAGGGCACCCAGGAATCTGGTAAGCAGAACGGCGAGCAGAAAGATCAGCCGAAAATCGAAGACGATGAATTCGGAGGGATGACTCAGGAAGAGTTGCTCGCTGAATTGCGTAAATCCAAGAAAGCCGGCGCTGACCTGCTGAAAGAGAACATGAAACGCAAGGAAAAAGAGCGTGCCATGGCCGATCAGCTGGCTCAGTACGGTGATATCGATCCGGCACGAGCACGCCAGCTTCTGGAAGCTGAGCAAGCCGCAGAAAACGCACGCCGTGAGGCGGAGCAAGCTGAACTGGAACGCCGCGGTGAATTCGATGCTGTGAAAAAGCAAATGATCGAAGCTCACCAGGCTGAGATAGCTCAACGTGATGAACGTTTTTCCGCTCTGGAGAGCGAAAACGCCGCACTTAAAGCCCAGCTGGTTGAAATGACCGTCGGCGCTTCCTTTTCTGGCTCCAATTTCCTGCGTGAAAAAGTTCTGATGACTCCGGCTAAGGCCCGCGTTATCTACGGCTCTCATTTCGAAGTGGGTGAAGACGGTAACGTCGTTGGCTATGACAAGCCGGCAGGTCAGAAAGAGCGTGCTGTTCTGGTTGACGGCGAAGGTAAGCCGTTACCGTTCGAATCCGCGATTGAGCGTATTTTACGTGCAGATCCGGAAGCTGACGCTTTATTGCGCAGCGAAGCTAAGCAGGGTGCTGGTTCAATTAGTAAACCGACCCACAAAGTAACCCAGCCGAAGAACAAGTCGACAATGGATAAGTTGACTGCCGGTTTAGGGAAAATCGGAATCAAGTAACATCTTAAATCATAGGGAAATGAAAGATGCCATTACTGCGTGAAGAAGCTGAAAAGCTGTCTAATAACGAGCTTGAACAGGGCGTGATCGAGACCATTATCGATCGTGACGACCTGTTTGCCGTCCTGCCTTTCATGAAGATCAATTCGAAGGCATATCTTTATAACCGCGAAAAAACCCTGAGCGAAGCTACTTTCATTGATGTGAACGACACCATCACCGAAGGTGCAGCAACCTTCGAAGAGAAAGTTGCGAAGCTGCGCATTCTGGCTGGCGACGTTGACGTCGACAAATTCCTGGCTACCACTATGGCTGATACCAACAACCAGCTGGCTATCCAGGTTCGTCAGAAAGTCAAAGGTCTGGCTCGTGCCTTCCGTCGCAATCTGATTGTTGGCGACTCCACCACTAACAACAAAGCCTTCGACGGTATTCCGAAGCTGATGCATGACGATCAGAAGATCGACATCTCCGGCGCATCCATGACTTTCTCTATGTTCGACGAACTGGTCGACGCAGTTAAAGATCTGGGCGCAGACTGCATCATGATGCGTTCTGAGCATCTTCGCGCATATCGTGCGCTGCTGCGAACTGTAAACGTAGGCCCGTCCGAAATCATGATGGAAAACTTCGGTCGACCAATGCTGTGCCATAACGGCGTTCCGTTTATCGTAAACGACTTCATTCCGGTTGCGGACTCCACCAAAGCGGATATCTACTGTCTGCACCTTTCTGAAGAAAACGGTGTAACTGGTCTGTACGGCGGCGAAAATGCCGGTATCGTTGTGGAAAACATTGGCACCGTTCAGAACAAAGACGCAGTACGTACTCGTGTGAAGTGGTACTGCTCTCTGGCCAATAAGCACGACAAAGCTATCGCGGCGCTGACTAACGTCAAAATTTAATCCTAATAATAGGTAAGTACTTACCTATTATTTTTAAATGGGTGGGCTATACGCCCGCCCTTTTTATAGGAGCGATATATGTCAGAAAAAAAAGTGAAGATCACTGAAAAGGCCTTCACCGACTTTACGGGGGTTATGTTCCGTACTTCTTTCACTAAATCGGTGTCCGATCATCCAGTAAACGAGCGCATGCAGAACCGTATCACCGCAGCTATGCGAGCGGTTCCGATGGAGCCCACTGTCGCTGTTACTGGTGTGTCGGTAAGTCCTAAGTCGGCATCGGTGGAGGTGAAAAAAACGGTTCAACTCACGGCTACCGTGGCGCCTGCTGGTGCTACCAACAAGAAAGTTACCTGGGCGTCGAAAAATGCTGAATTTGCAACGGTTGACGCGGCTACTGGTCTCGTGACCGGCGTTGCAGAAGGGACTGCAACAATTGAAGTCACGACCGCAGACGGCAGCCATAAAGCAACCGCAACTGTTCAAGTTACAGCAGCTGCAGCCTGATTCAGCAACAAGGGGTGGCTCTGGCCACCCTGTTCAGAGGAAAACTCATGAAACCAGCAAAAATTCATCTTCTGGAACCTCAGTTCCTTGGATACACGGGCATCCTGTGCGGCGTTTACTTTAAAGACGGCATTTCTGTAGCAGAGCTGCCATTCCTCGATCAACAGCGGATCTGCGCCTCAATGCGTGCCGAAACGATTGATGGGCAAAATGTCTCTCCATCAGCTGCCTTCAGCAATCGTAACGAGCTGGTGGCCGATCAGATTGTGGAGCCTACGGCCCCTGATATTGTCCCTATGAAACGTGGCGTCGCGAATGAGGAGACAAAACATGTGCAGCGCTTCACCCGAGAAGAACTGGAGTCCATTGCTGACTGTGAAGGTATCGCCGGCCTGCGCCAGATCGGTAACACGCTTGGCGTGAAAGCGAAGGGCATTGTTGAAATGATTGAGGGCATCCTGAAAGCACAAGGCGGTGAGTGATGGCTCTGATCGACACGTTTCGTAGCGGAGACATCGTGTCTCTGACCTTCGCCTTTAACGTACTGGATATCGATTCCGCCTCTTACACCGTGCGAGATAGTGCAGGTACCACACTTGTGGATGAAGAGCCTCTCGATATTGCAGAAGGCCAAATGTCTATACCGGTTGTGATCTCAGCAGAGCATAACCAGCTGGTCGAAAAAGAGCGTGATCTGCGCTACGTCATCGTGAAGGCCACAGCGGGTGGGCTAACCCACGAAGAGCGGCAGATGTATGTGCTGCTTAATAGCTTTGAACTATCCGTCCCGGGTCAGTCGTTTGCCACCGTAGCCGATGCTCAAATGCAGGCCATTGATATGATCAATGGAGATACATTGCTGGCTGATGGAGAGGGTTTGATGCGCAAGCGGCTAATCGAAGCGACACGGCGAATCAAAACCTTACCTTTCTCTATCCGGAGGATCATGCGCATCGATTTCGACCGGTATGACCGTCCCCAAAACATGCTGAATGTCTATGACATTCCCTGGGGGGCTGACGGTGTGTATCGGCAGGATTTGGTGGACTGGGAGCGGATCACTTCGGAGCAGTTTGCGGATTTGCCAGACTACTTCAAAGAGGCGCTGCTTCTGGCCACCGTTAATGAGGCATGCGAGATCGCCAATGGCAACGATATTGCGAGTGCGCGTGAAGACGGCATTTTGTCTGAATCTATCGGTGAAACAACCAACATGTACCGCACAAGCAAAGTGGCGAATGTCCGTGTGGCCCGCAGCACCTGGCGATTGCTTATTAGCTACATCAACAATCGGATGATTGTTCGTCGTGCGTAACACACGTCGTGCTCTTTACTTCTGGTCGACAGGCCAAAGACGGGAAACCGCGCCTCCGCCTGGTAATGAGTGCGACGACTTCACACAAGGAGAGTGGATGAATATTTCGTGGCAAGCCGAATTGTCGATCTACCGGTTTGGTTCCAAAAACGTCTACGGTGAAGCGCAATTGCAGTTCGTCAGGAAGACGAAAGTAGGCGTCGTTAAATTTGAACAGAGCAATGAAAAATCGTCCGTCAGGGCAGATAGCTCTGGAAGCCGCGGAAAGGCGGCGCTGGAGTTGTTTGACGCAGTACTTATTGTTCCACTTGAAGCCGCTGTTCAACTCGATGACGTTCTTGTGCTGGAGGGACAGAAGCTGAAGGTCTCAAGCGTACATCGGCGATGGGGACTACGTGGCCGCCCTGGGCATCTTGAGCTGGGGGCGAATATATGGGTTTGAAATATGACGCACACCAGTTTAAGCGTGCCGGCGCCAGACTTAATAACAGCCAGAAAGCGTTCAAGCGATATCTAATCAGGGACATGGAAAAGCTGGCGCGTCTGGTTGAACGACTGGCACGAGCCATGGCCCCGCTTGAAACCGGTTCGCTTGAGAGCGCCATTTTTGCACGGGTTGTAAAAGAAGGATACGCGGGGCTTCGTATTGAGCTTTCCGTTTCAGGCGCAAAGCAGCGAGAAGGGCATCCAGGCGTTGAGGTGGGGGACTATGCCAAATACATGGAGCTTGGTAAGTACCGTCTTGGTTATTTGTCTCGTATGAAGAATGTTACTAACCCTCCTGTCGCCGGCGTGAAACCTAAAGTGGGCCCATATTTCCTTGAGCGAGCGACTCAGATCAGCGAAAAGCAATTTTCGCAGACGATCTTGGAAGCTGCCAGAAAAGCAGGATTTACGCGAGGTTGACGTGTTTGTAGAAGCATTCGCAAAATTGATACAAAAAAAGGGGCTTGGAAAAGTAGGGACGGACATTTTCTGTCACTATATGCCAGCAAAAGTTAAGTCTGGCATCTTGCTGATTAATCCCAATACAGGCATAGCCATCGACCCGGATTTGCAGGGTTTTTACTTCGACTCATTCACGATAGTAGTTCGCAATGCGAGTATTACAAAATCTGTTGAAATGGCCAACGAAATCATGGACATCCTTCCTGTTAGCAACGTTGAGTCTGACGGGGTATTCTTCAAAATGGTTAGGCCGATGGCGATGCCAATAACGTACCCCATAAATGACGGATCGCTTATTGAAACGGGAATTCCACTTGAATTTGCCGGGTACTTTATTGAACTGAATAAATAAGTAAGTATATACTTACTATTGTGTGTCGGAATGACACTGTTTTAACGGAAAAAGGAGTTTTCCAATAATGTCCAATACCCATGTTAAAAACATCAAGCTTGGCGCCTGCAAGGTGTCGTTTGGTGGCGTGGATCTGGGTTACACCAAAGGCGGTGTTCAGGTTGAAATCGCAACCGAAACGCTGAAAGTGACCGTAGACCAGCTGGGCCAGACCACGATCTCCGAGCTGATCCAAGGCCGCAACATCACCATTACTGCGCCGCTGGCTGAATCCGTGTTGAAAAACATGGTCGATCTGATGCCAGGTTCAACGCTGAGTTCTGGCGAAGATACCGTAACCATCACGTCTGCGCAGGGTGTGAACCTGATCGACGTTGCAAAAGAGTTGGTGCTGACCCCGCAGGATGCGACGGATTATGTTCTGACCATCCCTAAAGCAGCAACCGCGGGTAACTTCACCATGACCTACCAGTCTGACGATGTTCGCGTGTTCTCAGTTGAGTTTTCCGCTTACCCGGACGACGCTGGCGTGTTGGGGAAAATGAGCCTCCCAAAGCCGGTTGAGAGCGTCACGCTGACCCCGTCTTCACCGACCGTAAAAGTGGGCGCTAAAGTTCAGTTGAGCGCAACCTTTACCCCGGCCGATGCAACCAATAAGACTGGCGTGTGGAGCTCTGATGCGACTGATAAAGCGACCGTAGATCAGAACGGACTGGTAACTGGTAAAGCTGTCGGTTCAGCCAATATCACCTTCACAACTAATGACGGCGCCAAGAAGGCGACCAAAGCCGTCTCTGTAACTGCCGCAAGCTAAATTGTGATAACCCAAGAGGCCCATGGATGGGCCTCTGTATGAGTTTAAAAGGATTTAAACCATGACCAAATTACTCGATCTCGACTCCATTCTGCCGCCGAAAAAAAGCATCAAATTTGGTGGCAAAGAATATCCCATCGTTGAAATGACCGTCGGCCTCTTTGTTTCTATCAAGCAGATGGAAGACAAAGACCTCATGAATATGTCTCCCGTCGACCAGGTAACTGCCTACGCAGAACTGGTACGCAAGGTCATTCCGTCAGTACCTGACTCCGTTCTGGAAAAACTGACTGTCCAGCAACTCCAGCAGATCTTCACTTTCGCCATGGAAGTGATTGATGAAGAGAACGAAAAAGCGGCTGGCGAAGGGGCAAAGTAATATCCCGCGATGAATCCGGGGTAAAGACCGTTTCGATAGATCTCGGATTCTATTTCAGTCGTGTAGTTGCTCACTACGCCGTATCGCCAATAGAGCTACTGAGTGTCCCGTTGACCATGTTCTGGATGCTCAGCCGCAATATCGATCGTCTGCGAGCGGAAGAGGATGTCCGCAATCTGCAGGTCGCCCGCGTCGCCCAAGCGGATGGCGATGGCGTTAAGGCGTTCATGGAGGGTTTGCAACTCAGGATTGGAAGGCCAGTCGTTACTGATAAAGTCTACCGTCCGCATATGGATAAGGCAGACCCCGACGCCAAAGAGCAGCTGATGCAAATTTTTGGCAGAGGATGACAAGGGAATGTCACAAAACGTAGAGTTTATCCTGTCGCTGGAAGACAAACAGTTTACGGCGTCAATCGACCGGGCGGGTAAATTACTTACCAAATTTGGCGAGCGGGCTACCAAACCGGCTCAAAAAATTAAAAACCTCGAGCGCTCTCTGGGTTCGGTCTCCAGCATTCTTGGCGCTCTTGAAACCAGACTCAATTCTACGGCAGACAAACTACAGGACGTAGCTGCCGGTTTTGAGCTCGTTTCCAACACCTCTAGAAAGGCACAACGTGAACTGTCCGCTATCAGCACTGATTTGCGGACATTCACCGATCGCGTTGATTCAGCCACATCGTCTACGCACAAGTTCCTGGCCTCATTGCGGAAGGTTCAGTCGGAACTCAATGAGTTTTCTGATTGGGTTAAATACGCAGGAGACCATGCCGGTAAATTCAACACTGAGATCAAGGGTGCCACTACTTCTCTTGGTGGAATGAACACCAGACTAAATGCGACCAGCAAGCGTCTGAGCAATTGGGGAACAACGACAAGCCAGGCGGCCGAGGGGTTAAAAAAAGTCAAAGATCAGATGGATGGCGTTATTCGAAGCCAGCAGCTGATCAGCCGTCCGGTCAGGGTCAGAACAACCACAACGGGCGGGGGAGGCAGCGGAGGTGGCGCTGATCGATTTACCGCTGCGCCCCATCGCGGTGGTGGTCGTGAAAATGGCGTCTTTTCTGGATTACGCGGCAATATTTTCCTTCTGGGAGAAATTGGGGATGCTGCCAGAACGGTTACTGACATCCTGTTTGGTTGGCAGAAGCCGATCGTAGAGGCTGCGGCCGAAATGCAGCGTATGCGTGTCATGTTGCGTGGGTTGAACAAGGATAAGGTCAATCCTGGAGAAGCTGCCGCCCAAGACATGCAGTACATCGTGGACATGGCTAAAAATGCCCCATTTGCGATGCAGGCTTTAACCGACTCATTTGTGAAGTTCCGTTCTGCTGGGCTCGATCCTACTGATGGCTCGTTAAAGGCACTGGTGGACTCAGTCGCACGTTTTGGTGGCGATAGTGAGTTGCTTAAGCGAGCGGCGGTGGCTGTCCAACAGATGTCTGGTAAAGGCGTTGTGTCGATGGAAGAGCTCCGCCAGCAATTGGGTGAAGCGGTTCCAAATGCGATGAAGGCCATGGCAGATGCGGCCGGTATCACGATGGGTGAGCTAACCAAAGCCGTCTCCAGTGGGACCGTTGAAGCGAAACAGGCTCTTTCATTGATGTTTGTTGGTTTGCGTGCGGAAAACGAAAATGCCGCCAAAGATATGATGCAAACCTACACCGGTGCGTTGGCGCAGCTGCAAACCTCTTTCACTCTGTTTGCCGATCGAGTAGGGCAGGCTGGATATCTTGATTCTCTGACCAAGGGGATGAAAGAGCTGGCGGCCGTAATGAACAGCGCAGAAGGCATTTCGTTCGCTAATTCATTGGGAGAGGGGCTTACCACCGCGATTGATGGCCTGCGCGAGCTGGCGCAATGGTTGGCTAAGAATCAGGAGTTGGTTATTACGCTGGGCAAAATTGTCGCCGGAATGGTGGCATTTAAAATGCTCAGAGCGGGCATTTTAGGTGTTGTCGGCGCCGGCGGCCAGATGCTTTCCACCTTCATGAAAATGTCCACTGTAATCCAGACACCATTCACGCTGGGAGCGACGGCAGTCACTCGTTTCAATCGTGCTGCACGCATGGGACTGGCACCAATCCCATCGCTCATTTTTGCCATTCGTGGCGCGATTACGGGGCTGAAAGGGGCATTCGCTGGGCTGACTGCGTTTATCGCAGCAAACCCGATTGGCTTTGTGTTTACTGCCGCAATGACAGCAGTGGCGGGGCTGATCACTTACATGACTATGCTCCGCAGCGAAACGTCAAAAGTCGTTGATGAGATCCGCAAAATCCCCGAGGCGATGACGGCCGCCAAGCGGGCACAGATGGCGGATTACAAGGAACGTCTTGATCGCCAAATAGCTCAGAAGGAGCAGGAGCTAAATTCTGGTGAAAAAATGGTCTACGGACCAGGGATGGCCGGAACCACTATCAAAATTGACCGTAAGAAGGTCGAGTCCGAACTGAGCGACCTTCGCAAACAACGCGATAGAGTTAGTGGGACTATTGATCTGGGGGACACTGCCGTCTCCAAACGTCTCGCAAAAGAGGCGGCTGAATCTCAGATTGAAAAAATCCGCGATGAAAACAAAGATTTTTCGGCCAAGTTCGTGAAAGCGCGCCAGGAAGCTTTGGATAAAATTCAGAAGATCAATGACGACAAGTCTTTGTCCGATGATGAAAAGAACAAGCTGCTGGGGCCATTACGAGAAACGGTAAATAAATCTTATCTGGTACCAGCCCAAAAGTTGGTTGAGTCTTTATCATCGCGCAAGACCGCAACTGAAAAGCAGATCGCACACTTCAGCGATCTGCTGGAAAAGGCGAAAAAAGAAGGAAACACAGAACAGGTACAGAAGCTGCAGGGCAGTATTCGTGGCTATCAGGAACATCTTGAAACTGTTGCTCAGGAACTGACACAGGCTGAGTTTGAACGCGATAACGCGGCGAAAACCGGAAAGGGCGTGAAGACCAACCAGGGAACAGTGCTTGGGTTGGGCACCAGCGACAAAGGCGCTGATAAAGCGCTCGCGCAGTACATGCGCAACCAGATGGACTCTGCGGTTTACCAGCGCACGCTGCCTGATGGCACACCAATGATGGATTTTGAAGGAAAACCTATCATTGGGCCGAAGCAGCTTAAAACCCAGCTTAACCTGCAGAAAGCCTCCACTGCATCGTCTCTGGAAAAGATGAGCGAGAAGGAGCGTGCAGCCGCCATAGCCGCACTAACCAAAGCTCGTGAACAGGATGCTGCTGCCGCCGAGAGGGCGGGGAAGCGTACCGCGAATGCCTCTGAACGCGCCGCGAAGAGGGAGGAAAGTGCGCAACAGAAGCTGGCTGCCGGCTTCCAGAAGGCTCTGGATAAAGCTGATCAGCTCATGGGGCAAATGGGCGAAAGTTCAAAGGCCACCGTGTCGTTTGATCAGTCGCTGCGTGATGTCACTAAGTCACTAACCGATCTTGCAAACGCCACGCCTAACGAGTTTATCTCGCAGGAGATGGTTGACCAGGCTAAAAAACGTCTCGCGGATTTGAGGAACGCTACCCCCGAATACCGTGAAATGTTTAATCGCCGCAACGTCGAGCAAATGATCAGTGCTTGGGCTCCGGAATCGGATTCGATTATCAGCGCAGGCTTGATGCAAAGCCATGAGGAGAAGGCTGCCGAGTTTTCGGATACCTACAACCGCAATCTTAAGGCGCTGATCGAGCTGCGTGATAAGGCGACTGACCCGAAAATCATCTCGCTTTACAACAAGCAGCTTAATCAGCTGGTGGCCGCTGGCAACAATGCGCTGATTAAGCAAACAGGCACAGCGACCCAGCAGTTGGCTCTGGAGTATGAGAACCTGGCTGAGCAGATCGAAGGTACCTGGACAGATCTGTTTAGCGGCTTAACTGACACGCTTACTGACTTTGTTGTTAACGGGAAGATGAGCTTCTCCAGTCTGGCCACATCGATCCTTAAAGACATCACCAACATGGTCGTGAAGACCCAGATCACTCTGCCTCTCATGAATATGTTGGGAATGGGAACGACAAACGCCGGCAATGCACAAAGTGGAAATCTCATGAATGGCGTAGCGTCTGCGATCGCTAATCAAGGGGTTCAGCTCGGTAATTCTGGTGGGGCGGTGGCCAATGGGGATAAATCTGTCGGCGAGGCCACCAAGGAGACAGCCTCCGGCGTGAACTCTATGGGGCAAGCGTCTCAGAATGCGGCCAGTGGTTTAAGCCAGGCGGTGAATGGTGTCTGGGACTGGACGAAGTCATTGTTCACCGGTACTGACGCTACGAAAGATCAAACCAAAGCGGTTAACAGCAGCATCCTCAGTATGGGGAATCTGTCTACCGCGGCTGGGGCGCTGGCAGCTACATTCGCCATGGTAGGTGCTTCGTCGTCGAGTTCGTCCAGCCGTTGGCTGAATTTCGGTCTGTCACTGGCCAGTACCGCAGTGTCCGCTTGGGCTGGGTCTTCGACGCCATCAGGCTCAAAGCCAAATGTGAAGAAGCACGCCAATGGCGGCATCTTTGGCAGGGAAGGGGTTGTGCCTCTGAGAGCTTATCAGAAAGGCGGAATTGCCACCTCACCACAGTTGGCGATGTTTGGCGAGGGCTCAATGAACGAGGCTTACGTTCCGTTGCCAGATGGTCGAACCATTCCAGTCACACTTTCTGCAGAGTCGGCTGGAAAGAGTACGGGTAACGCGGTGTCCCCTGTCTCAATTCAAATCAATGTGACCAAGGATGGACGAACCAGCGAGAGCAGCAGTGGAAGCGAGAGCAATCTCTGGAACGGTGCAGCGCGGCAAATTAAGTCGATTGTGCTTGAGACGATTGCCGAAGAGAAACGTTCTGGTGGTTCACTTAATCCGCATACCACCAGAGGGTAGTAAAGCCGGCCGCCTCAGCGGGCGGCCATCACAAGGAAGTGATATGTCGAGGAAAGTATTTAATTGGTATCCAGATTATGAGTCTGAGAAAACCGTAAAGCCTAACGTGACCGTGCTGAACTACGGCGACGATTACGAGCAGCGCCAGTCGCAGGGGCTCAATCGGATTAAAGAAGAGTGGTCTCTCACGTTCACCCGCAGCCATGACGTGGTAAACGACGTTGATGACTTTTTGACTGCCCGCGCAGGGGTGGAGTCATTCATTTGGACTAACCCAAGAGGCAAAGCAATTATCGTGGTTTGTGATAGCCATACGGTAAAACGTTACCCAGGCTATCAAGTGCTTACGGCAACATTTAGACAGGTTTTTGAGTCTTAATTTGCGACTATAGATAAGTAAGTACTTATCTATTATTATATATCAACGTCACAGGATGTGACGTTGAGTTTTTCAAGGATGAAGTGATGGGTATTAGAGCTGATATTCAGAGTTTATCGCCTTCTGCGCTCATTGAGTTGTTCGAGCTGGATATGTCGGTGACAACCTCCGGCGGCAAGTTGTATTTCCATGCCGGCACCAACGGGCTTAGCCAGCCAATTGTCTGGCAGGGAGTTTCCTATGAGCCGTGGCCAATTAAAGCGTCTGGCTTTGATAAAAGCGGTCAGGGAACACTTCCTCGTCCAAAGATTCAGGTTTCCAACTACGACGGTGTAATTTCTGCGGAGCTGCAGGCCAATGACGATCTGATTGGCTGCAAAATCATTCGCAAGATGACGCTTGCACGTTTTCTGGATGCGGTGAACTTTCCGGATGGAAACCCGACCGCAGACCCAAGTCAGCATTTCGCTGATGAAATGTGGTTCGTCGAACAGAAGACCCTGGAGACACACCAGTATGTCGAATTCGAGCTGTCCAGCGTCTTAGATCTGATGGGCGTTCAACTGCCGTATCGTCAGATCATCAAAAACAGCTGCCCGTGGAAATATCGCGGAACAGAGTGTGGCTACACCGGCCCATATTTCGACAAAAACAACCAGCAAACCTCTTTGGCCGGCGCCGACTACTGCACCAAGCGTTACGACGCCTGTAATGCTCGTCGCAACTACTTCGCGAATGGCGTTATTCATTTTGGCGGATTTATTGGGGCGACACGATATGAGTAACCAGACGTTACCTGAGCTGGGCTCAGAAGTCATGCAGGATATCTATCGTTGCGCTATCCAACGTTACCCGAATGAAGCGTGTGGCTTTCTGGTACGCACACAGGGTGAGAAATATCGCTTTATGGAAGCGATGAATGTCTCTGAAACGCCACGTGAGGATTTTGTCATGCGTGCCAGCGACATTATTGCGGCCGAAGATGCTGGGGAAGTGATCGCTATTTGGCACTCTCACGTGGAGCGCAGCGCAGAGGCGTCAGACCCGGATCGCTCCGGGTGCGAGGCGACGGAACTACCGTGGATGATTCTGGCAATTCGCAAAAATGTGGAAAGCGATATGCCATTCCACTTTAGCGAAATGAACGTCATTTATCCGTGTGGTTTTGAGATGCCCTACCTCGGGCGCCCATACGTATTCGGTGTGTTTGATTGCTGGATGCTGTGCCGCGATTACCTAAAGCGTGAATTTGACGTTGAGCTGAATGCAAACGCCCACCTGCATATTCCTTCCTGGTACACGGGGGACAACGACATCCTCGACCAGAACTACCGAAATGAAGGACTTGTCCGCATGGCGCCGGGGACGGAACCCCAGCGCGGCGACATCTTCTTCATCCAGTACGGGAAAATGCCAGATCACTGCGCGGTATACATCGGCGACGGCATGATCATGCATCACCAGATCGACCGTCTCAGCTGTCGGGCTTATTACGGTGGGATGTATCAGAAGCACACGACGCATCACCTGCGTCACAGGGATTTACTCAAGGGAGACGAGACGTGTCTGAATTAGTTCATGTTCAGCTCGGCGGTGCGATGGCAAAGAACTTTGGCCGCCACTGGAAATTGAAGGTGCGCAACACCAAACAAGCCATCGATTTGATTGAGGCGAATCGCCCGGGCTTTAAAGCTTGGATTAAACGTAACCGTAACCACTTCGATAAGTACCACATCCAGGTCACAAATAAGCAGGGCCACAAGTGGTCAATGGACGACACCGAATACCAGATGATGGGCGAGTCGGAAAATATCGCAAAAATCCGCATTACTCCCGTACCACGTGGCAGCGGTGGTAAGGCGTTTGGGTGGTTCCAGACTTTCGTGGGCGCCGCGATGATCGCTGTCGGCGCTCTGGCCTCTGGGCTGACTTTTGGTGCGTCTTCCGCGCTGGTGATGGGAGGGATGTCATTGATGATGGGCGGTGTGTCCATGCTGATTTCGCCGCAGGCATCAAATGCGTCTGTCAGACAGGCGGATAACACGGATTCGTTTTATTTCGATGGGCCTCAAAACACCAGCAACCAGGGAAACCCGGTTCAGCTTAATTACGGCGAGGAAATTTTAGTTGGCTCACAGATTGTGAGTTCTTCAATCACCATAGACCAACTGTAAGGGAAGTTTTTTGAACATGGATCAGTTCAAGAAAAAGAGATTGCCCCTCCTGATTGCGGGAGCGGGCGGCAAAAAGAGCTCAGGCTCAAGCCGTACACCAGTTGAAGCGGATGATACCGTTAATTCGCGGGCCATGGCGTCTATCCTCGATCTGCTCGGGGAAGGTGTTGTTGGTGGGCTTATTAACGGTGCTAAATCTATCTTCATCGATGGCGTGGCGCTGGAGAACGAAGACGGATCATTCAACTATTCCGGTGTAACCTGGGATTTCCGGGATGGTTCACAAGACCAAAGTCCGATGCCTGGTTTCGATTTTGTCGAAACGCCAAAGGCCGTTAACACACAGCTGAAAACCACAAACGCGGTTACGGTCGCCATCGATAACGACGACGCTGATCGTGTCCGAGTGATCATGAAGTTCCCGTCGCTGCGTAGCATTGACAAGAAAACAGGGGACACAAACGGTACTTCGGTCCAGTTTAAGTTCCAGCTGGCCAACGGCAATGGCTCTTTCTATGACGTGATTGCTACAGGTGAGAGCAGCTCTGACGTGACGCTGACTGCGAAAAAGACTGGTGTCTACTACCGCAGTTACGAAATCCAGCTTCCAAAGCCTGGGCGTGCCTATAAAGTGCGCGTGCATCGTCTCTCCGCTGACAGCAACGATCAGTATCTCTTTAACGATACTTGGGTCGACTCTATCGGTGAGATCGTTGACACCCCAATGAACTACCCGAACTCCGTTCTGGTTGGCCTTAAGGTTAACTCTGAGCAGTTTGGTAGCTCTATGCCGTCACGTTCGTATCTTATCCGTGGCCTCAAAATCCGTGTGCCTTCGAATTATGATGAAAACACGAACACTTATAACGGCGTTTGGGATGGAACCTTTAAGCTTCTGTCGTCTTCCAACCCTGCCTGGATTCTGTTCGATCTGCTGACCAATGCTCGTTATGGCCTCGGCAAATTTGTTTCGGAGTCAATGATTGACCTTGGCCAGCTTTATCAGATCGGTCGCTACTGCGACGAAGAGGTTGATGATGGCTTTGGCGGCAAAGAAAAACGCTTTGCAATCAACACCCAGATCACCAGTCGTCAGGACGCTTATCGTCTGATTCAGGATATTGCCGGCGCTTTCCGTGGCATGGTTTTCTGGGCTGGTGGCATGGTGAATATCATGCAGGACAGCCCGTCTGACCCTGTCATGCTGTTTACCAATGCGAACGTAAAAGATGGCCTGTTTACCTATAAAGGCTCAGCTCGAAAAGACCGGCCGTCCGTAGCGTTGATCACTTATAACAACAAACAAGACGGCTATAAGCAGAACGTTGAGTATGTTGAAGATCAGGAAGCGATGGCCCGATACGGGGAGCGCAAGACCGAGGCCGTTGCGTTCGGATGCACCAGCCGAGGTCAGGCTCATCGTGTAGGTTTGTGGCTGCTCTATACCGCGCGTATGGAGTCGGACATGATCACCTTTACCGCGGGCCTGGACGCCTCGTTCCTGATGCCGGGCGAAACCGTTCTGATTCAGAACAAATATCGTGCCGGCAAACGCAATTCCGGTCGCATTGTCTCTTTCACCAAAAACAGCATCACCCTCGATGCACCTGTCTCTCTGAAAAAGAGCGGTAGCTTCATCCGCATCATCAATCAGGAAGGCAAAATCGTTGAGCGAGACATCAACGAGACCGGCGACAACATCACTAAAGTTACCTTCAAGACGGCGTTGGCCACAGCCGATCAACCAGTAGCGAATGGCGTCTGGACGATCACCGAACCAGACCTGGTTCCAATGCGGGCGCGCGTTGTCGCTATCGCGCAAGGTGAAACCCCGGGGTCGTTTGATATCACGGTGGTGCAGAACAATGCATCTAAGTACCAGGCGATTGATAACGGGGCCACGCTCGTTCCAGAAAATACGACGGTTCTTGATCCCACATATTCCAAACCGAGCAATCTGGTCATCTCAGAAGGCACCTATCTGTCCAGTCCGGGCAACTTGTCCGTGAAGCTGATGCTTGCCTGGGAAGGTAAATCACCAGAATACTGGGTCAGCTGGCGCCGCTCCGACGAGGGCAACGTCTCCAACTGGCAATCTGCCCGCGCCACGGAAGAACAATATGAAATCGTCAATGTTGCCGAAAATGGGCGATATGACTTCCAGCTGTATTCCGTTTCCTTCGGCGGCAAAAAATCCGAGATCATTACTGCTGTCTATCAGGTAAAAGGCACGATGACGCCGCCAGGGGCGCCCACATCACTGACCGCGGTGGGGGATTATCGTAACGTGGTATTGAATTGGGTTAACCCTGATTCAGTCGACCTCGCGCAGATCAACGTGTATGCGTCCAAAACAAATAAGCTGGACACCGCGACACTCATTGCTCAGGCCGCCACAACGACTTTCACTCACGCTGGGCTGGGTGACAACGAGACCTGGTATTACTGGATTCGTGCGGTAAACAAACGTGGGATGGTAGGCCAGCCGAACTCGAACCTCGGTACAGAGGCCACCACTCGCGACGTATTGTCTTTCCTGAAAGACAAGATCACATCTTCTGAACTCGGCAAAGAGCTGCTCGACGAAATCGACAGCAAAGCCACTCAGGAGGCGGTAGACAACGCCATTGGCGAGGTTCAGAACTCAGTCAACGAGTCTATTCAGCAAGTTGAAAACGACCTTGCGCAAACCTCCTCCGAAATTAAGGCGCAGGTTGACTCTGTCAATCAGTCGCTGAAAGAGGACATTGATACCGTCAATCAGACAATTGTCGACAATATCGATACGGTCAACCAGACGATCAATACCAACATCTCCAACGTAAACAGCCAAATTGAAGCTGCAAAACAGTCTATTAAAGACGGCGACGCTGCTCTGTCGCAGGAGATTAAGAAAGCGCAGTCATCACTGACAACGTCGCTGTCCCAGACCAGCAAAGATCTGACTGCGGCCATTCAGAAAGAGACGAATGACCGTATTGCAGATGTTAATGATGCAGCCAAGCAAGCGGCCGACCAACTGCTGAGCGCGAAGAATGAGCTGAAAACCTCTATCGATAGCTTGTCTGAGGTTGTGACCTCCGGTGACGAAAACCTCGCGCGACAGATCTCGCAGATTGCCGCTGGCACAGGGGAACAGTTTGACTCTCTGAAAATCTGGTATTTCGACCAGGACGCTGAAGGCTGGACGGAAGATGATAATGGCTACACGCCAATGAGCGTCACCAGCGATGGCTGGCTGAAAGCGAACAATCCGACCTCAACCTGTCGTTCCCCTAACGGATTGACGATCGATGCCCATGCTTATCGTTTCATTAAGATGCGCATTAAAAAGGTTGGCAACCCAACCTGGAACGCCAAAATGTTCTGGATCGGCGCTGATGAAACCGGCTGGAATGCTGGTCGCTCCGTGGTTATCAATGAACCGGAATACGATGACAAGGGTATTGCGATTCTGACCCTGCACGACATTGAGTGGCGGGATTCGACAACGATTCGTCGTTTCCGCTTCGATTTCACTTCAGGTCAGGATGCGGACAATTACCTGTTATTCGACTGGATCGCCGTTGGTCGACCGACGCCGGGCGCAGGCATGGCCGCGTTACAGGAAGAGCAGCAGGCTCGTGCGAATGCAGATACCGCCGAAGCGCAGGCGCGCAGCACATTGGCTGCACAAATCCGCGGTTCATCTGAAAGCGGAAATCTGGACGACATTCGTTCTGGCCTGATCTATCAGGAGAAAAATGCTCGTATCACTGCCGATGCTGCGGAAGCGAGTGCGCGTGAATCCCTGCAGACTGAATTCAACAGAAACAAAGCCTCTGTTGCAGAAGAGCTGCATACGCTGTCCACTGAACAAGCTTCCCAGGCAAGCAAGATTACCGGGTTGCAAACAAGCCTTGGCCAGAAGGCCGATGCCAGTGCAGTACAGACAATTTCCCAGAAGGTTGAAGAGCAGGGCAATACCCTTAAATCACAAGGTGCGGCATTGTCTACGCTGGATAATCGCGTAGGAAGTGTTGAGTCTGGTGTATCTGCGAACAGCAAGGCGATCACCGGTCTGCAGTCGACCGTAACCCAGCAGGATAAAACCCTTAGCAGCCAGAGTGAAAGCATCACCACCCTGAATAACTCGCTGAGCGATATCCAGAGCGATACCGATACTGCCAAAAGCAACCCGAGCAATTTGCTGGTTAACGCTTCCTTTGAGCGTGACCTGGCAGGGTGGTCTGCAGGAAACAGCGTATCCAGTGTTATCAAAGCGAGTGCGCCCCATTCTGGTAGCAAAATTCTTGTTTGCGCCGCCGGCACGGTGCAAATCACGCAATCTGTAAGCGTCGTCGAAGGGCGGACATACAAGCTGTCCTCTTTTGTGCGGTGCACCACTGATGCGGTGATCAGCAGCCCTGGCAACAACAAACTGCGTATTGGCGCGGCCACGTTGCTCAAAGAGATTCCGATCCGTCCGGAGAATCTGCCCAAAGATGAAACATGGAAGGAGGTCTCTGATACCTGGAAGGCGACGCTGACCGGTAAAGTTGACGTATCGATCATGTCTTCTCTCAAAACCGGTTCTCAGTACTTCGATGATGTTGGTTTTGTTGACGTCACTGATGCTCTGGCGATTGAGGCGAACGCCAGTGCCACCAATGCTTTGACCTCTCGGGTATCGTCTGTTGAGGGCACCATCACAAGCCAGGGGCAGCAGATCACTTCGATGCAGAACAGCATCAAGAACAAAGCTGACGCCTCAGCTGTGACTAATCTGACAAACCGCGTAACTGCTGCCGAAAATCAGATCTCCAGCCAGTCCCAGAGCATCACCAGCCTGTCAAACTCGCTGGATAACGCCAATGCTGATGCGGATGCCTCGAAAGCGATCATCGGCAACATGCTCAAAAACAACTCTTTTGAACGTGGTTTCGAAGGTTGGGAGTATGTCGGCTGGACTCTGCTGGAGGCCCAGAACCCCAAATCGGGGAAATACATCATCCAGGCGGGCAAACTGGCCTCTGGCGGTGACTCAGGCTGCAATCAAACGGTCGAGCTGCAGGCTGGCAAGACTTATCGTATCGGCGCATGGGTTCGCAAATCCGCTGACTTCGCGATCAATAATGCCGGCAACAACAAGATTAGCCTTCGAAACGCAGATCTGACGCCGTTAAAGGATATCCCGATCACCGGCGCCGGGCTGTCGACTAACTGGGCACTTATTAGCGGGGAGTATACGCCAGCCAAAACCGCCAGCGTGGTTGTGTCTCTGCGCGCAAGTGTCGCTTCCGGCTATATGTATCTCGATGACGTCTTCTGCGTTGACGTGAGCAATGAGAAAGCGATTGATGCGACGTCCAATGCGTTATCAACCCTCAACAGCACCGTGACCCAGCAGGGAAAAGACATTACGTCTAACTCCAACAGCATCACTTCGCTGTCAAACCAGATGGTTAACGGCCGCCAGAACATGTGGGTGCGTAGCGTATACAGCGTACAACTGGCGAACAATACCACCGAGCCGACTTTTAGCGATATCAACGGTAAGGCGCCAATCTCGATCGATGAGGTTCCTGACGCGGCAAAACTGGACTTTGCGAGCGCCGGCAGTTACGTGATCGCGCATTACAAAGCCTTCGTGAAAGTCAATGCTGATACCACCATCACTATGGCACCAGGTTCTCGTGTTTTTGATGATACGGGCGCCGTGTACGTGAACGGTGTTAGGGTTGCCTTTGGTAATGCGAGCTGGAATACGGTTAGCTTTGATCTGAAAGCTGGCTGGAGCACGGTTGAGTTCCTGGTGAACCAATGGACTGGTCAGGCTTACATTAACCTCGGTTTTAAACTGTCCGAGAAGGTAGCCCAGCTGAATTCTGCTCTTGGGATGAACGCGCTTTCGAATGCCATTAGCGCCGTCACCTCAAACGTCAGCACCGTAGGTGATCGCGTCACGAGCACCTCACAGAGCGTTACTGACCCGCGAAATAGCCTCGAACAGACCAACGCTAATCTGGCGAATAAGGCAGATGCACAGGCGCTGTCTACGCTGCAAAATACGGTCTCCAAGCAGGGGGATACGATTTCCAGCCAGGGTAACAGCATCACGAACCTGAATAACACCCTGACCGCTGCCAGAAACGCCGGTGACAACCTGATCCCGAACTACGATTTCCTGCAGGGTGCAACTGCGTGGGATACCCAGTATCCGGCGGGCGTCACTTTCGGCAACTTCGGTGATGGTAAGGCTGGGGTTAAGCTGAACCGGACGACCACTACCAGTCCAGGCATCTTCTCCAACAACAACAAGCCGCTGCCGCTTAATGGTCAGCGCAAATATCGTGTTGTGGTTAAAGCCAAGGGCGTGTCCGGGGCGATGAACATGTTGATCCGGCGCCAGAATAAAATCGGCCAGACCGACAGCAATTATGAAGATAAAAACGTCACACTAACCAGTGAGTGGCAGACCATTACCTGGGAGACTGGACTTACTGCCTCTAACGCTGATGGCCAGAACTTTAAGCTTTACGCGCACCCGGCTAATGCCGAAATCTGGGTTGATACCTTTAAGGTCTTTGATATCACGGATGAGGTGAAGATCAAGGCTAATAGCGATGCGCTGTCTACGTTGTCGAGCACGGTGACACAGCAGGGTGACAAAATCACCAGCCAGGGCAACAGCATCACTAAGTTGACCAATGACCTCGAAGCCGCTGACGCAAACATCGCGAAAAAGGCCGATCAGTCGGCAGTCACTACGCTGACAGGTCGGGTAGAGAAGACGGAGTCCGGTCTGACGGCGGCGAACAGCAACATTACGTCGCTCAGCAGCTCTCTGAACCAGCAATCCAAACGCGGCGCTAATCTGCTTCCTGATGGCACTTTTGAAAGCTACGCGGTTGGCCACAATCTATCAAATAATCGCGTTATCGTGACCACTGATGACTCGCATGGCGGTAATAAGTGCATCCGTGTGACGCGTCCGAATGATTACAACGCTAACGCAACTGATAACAGCGATAATCACATTTTCAGCGGTTTCCAGGTACGCGATAACGCAGTCTTCTATATGGAATGCTGGGTTAAGCGGGATGCCAAGAGTACCGCTATGGCCGAGAATGCACAGATCTCTATCGGTTTGTCGCTCCAGTATCAGGACAACTCCTGGCAGTGGCCGGCAGTTACCAAAGCGGCAAAGGATCTCTCTTCAACTCAATGGACGAAGGTTTCTGGTTACCTGAAATCAACGAAGAGCGGTATTAAGCAGGCAATGGTGAGGATTTCTATTCCTAACGTTAGCAGCGTTAAGGCGGGTAACTCATTCCTCATTGATGACCTGGTCATTACCGAAGTGACTGATGCCTACAATGCGCAAAGTACAGCAGATGCTAACGCCAATGCGATTTCGACACTGGACTCGACCGTCTCCCAACAGGGTGACCAGATCACCAGTCAGGGTAACAGCATCACTAAACTGACAAATGACCTGGCAACGACCAATAACAACGTCAGTAAAAAAGCGGATCAGAGCGCTTTAAGCGTGTTGTCCGGGCGCGTCGATCAAACAGAATCGGGCTTATCCTCTGCGAATAGCAGTATCACTGCGCTTAATTCATCTGTACGCGCAGGGAATGCGACAAGTGGCGATTTGATTAGCAACCCGACATTTGACCCAGAGTTTAGTCAGATGGGCTTCACTGTGGTTTCCAGCTCGTCTGAGGGCGTGCCAGCCAATTGCCCATACGCTTATGTTGCACGCATTGCGGCTCGCGACCATCACCCCAATTTTGCTGCTATTCCGGCGACATTGGGGGATGTCTATGAAATGTCTGCTCTCGTCGCGTGTGGTACCGGCTCCGCTGATTTCAACCTGTATCTCGGAACCGCAACAAGGCCAAGCGGCAGCGTGGGCGCGCCTCTGTCATCCGGCGGCAACCGCAAGGCGTCGGCCACATGGCAGCGAGTAACCTGGCGATTCAAAATTACTCAGGGGATTGTCGATCGCGGCTTCTTCCGTCCATTCCTGCAAATTAACCAGTCCAGCCCATTCGGCACCGTCTGGTATGTGACTGACTGGCATCTGCGGAACGTAACCGACTCCTCCAAAGTCCAGGATTCCCTCGACGCCACGGCGAAAGCGGTTGATTCGCTGACCTCTACGGTAAATCAGCAGGGGGAGAACATCTCAAGTATTGGTACACGCACTACCAATCTTGAGAACAATTTGAGAACAACAAATGCAAACGTTGCTCAAAAAGCGGACGCCAATGCTCTGACGGCACTGACCAACCGTGTTACCCAGACCGAAAAAGACATTAACTCAACGAGTTCTTCTGTCACGAATCTGAACAACAAGGTTGATGCAATTTCTGTCGGCGGTACAAACCTGATCAAGAACTCCGGCGATATGACCGGCTGGTCGAACGTTGTCAGCGATACGTATCGTGGTAACGCGGTAATTGGCGCAACTGTAAAAGCCGGCTCCGGTTACAGGGATTTGCGGGAAATCACGCTTGAGTCGCCGGTCGATGCAGGTGAGTACGTTTACAGCTTCTATGCGAAAGGCGGCGTTGCTGGCCAGACGATGACGGCGTTCTTCTACAATCCGAACACCACAACGTCTATCGAGACCAGCCAGGGTGCGAAAGGTAACAACAGTGATGGTCGTGCGCAGTTCACGCTGACCACTTCATGGGCCCGTTATTGGGTTAAGTGGAAACAGACACCTACCACGGGCACCAAGCGCCTGATTCTGTGCCGTATCGAGAGCAATACCTCCAAAGACCAGACGGTGTACATCAACAGTCCGAAGTTTGAGGTAGGTAACGTTGTTTCCGACTGGAACGAGTCTCCGTCTGATAGCGCCAGTGCGTCGGCTGTGGATTCGCTGACAACGAAAGTGAATCAGCAAGGCACTTCCATTAGCTCTATCGGAAATCGCACCACATCGTTGGAAAACGGGCTATCGACAGCTCAGAACAACATTGCCAAGAAGGCTGATGCTTCTGCATTGCAGGATCTCCGGAACACGGTGACATCTCAGGGGGGCGATTTAACCGCGGCGAACAGTAGCATTACCAGCCTGCAGGCCTCGATGAACCGTCGCACTGTGTTTACTGTCACTGCACGGGGGAATGGCAACAGCGTAACTCCTGGGGTTTTTGATGAAAGCGGCAAAAACCTGTTTACCCCTGGTCGCAGCTGGGCGCTGGTCACTTTTGCAAAACACAGCGACGGATCAACGGTGATTGCGACATCCAAAACATACGATGTCTTTGGCAGCGCGAATAATGGTGCCACGATGTCGGCTGATATCGAGGCGTTGGCCAGTGGCACTTACGTTTGCGTCCTGACATTCGATGAGCCATCTGGCAACCGAGGTAAGATATTGTCTGCTCTGGAATCTCTTGGTGGTACATCCGAAGTCGTCAACTCCTTGCCGTATCGTGGTGCCTACATTCTCCTTGGCCGCAAAGGCATGAAGCCTGGCGATGGTCTGGAACTGCGTGCGCCAACCGGTGGCGACGGCACCGCTCACATTTCGACCTCAGTCGAGTTTGTGAACGGGGTAATGATGGGACTGGGCGCCGCCGGCGGTGTGATGATGAAGGCTGATGCGAACGCATCTGCAATTACAACGCTCCAGAACACAGTGAAGAACCAGGGAGATAATATTGACTCCCTGAGCTCCTCGACAACGGCGCTGGAAAACAGCCTTGCGTCCAGTAACGCCAGCGTGGATGCAGCAAGCCAGATCCCCGGGAACCTGATCGTAAACCCGTCTTTTGAGCGTGGTACGGAGGGCTACACTGGTTGGAGCGGTATTGCCACGGTGGCAACGCTTCAGGTTCCACATCTTGGCACCAAAGCCGCCAAACTAGCAGCGGGTGGTTCTGCAGGCGTTGGCCAGAAGATCTCCTTCAAGAAGGATCGGTCGTACAAAATTGGAATTTGGGCAAAGCAGGACCCTAATACCACCATTCAGTCGACCGACAATACAAAATTCCGTGTGGCGGACGGTAATGGCCTGATTGCAAGTAAGGCTTATGGTCCGTTCACCTCGAACTGGCAGGAGGTGTCATGGACATGGAAGGCGACAAAGGATGTCATTGCTGACGTTCAGTTCACTGCTTTCTTGTCCGCAGGCGCGATGTACTTTGATGATTTTTATGTCGTCGATGTGACCGACTCTGTTGAAACTCAGGCGAACTCGAGCGCGATCACTAAACTCGATAGTCGTGTGACCAAAACAGAGAATGATATCACCAGCCAGGGCAGCCAGGTTACGCAACTTAAGAATGACCTTGCGACCACAAACACAAATGTTTCGAAGAAAGCTGATGCAGCTGCGTTAACGGCATTAACGAACCGCGTCACGCAGAACGAGAAAGAAATTGAAACCCAGAGCAGCCAGACAACTTCGCTCAAAAACTCTTTGAGCACTGTTCAGGCAATGGGTAGTAACCCGTGGTTTGATGGTTCTCTGGAGACGTACTCCGAAAACCAGCAGATCAGCGGCTCGCGTGCGGTCGTCGTCAGCTCTCAGAAACGAAGCGGAACGAAGTCGTTGCGTGTTTCCCGCGGCGCCGGTGAGGGCGGAAACAGCGATAAATCCATTGGTAAGTGGATTGCTCTGCGAGAAAATGCGGTATTCCGCATTGAACTCTGGGCGATGATGCCGGCAGATCAGTCGCCATCATCCGGGTGGTCAACAATCGTTGGTTTGCAGACCCAAAACGCTGCCAACAATAACAACTGGCCGTCGGCGATCACCATCACTGAAGGTTCGTTGGGGGGCAGAGGGACCTGGAAGAAATTCACCGGCACGCTCCGTGTAGCGACTGGTCACACTCGCGGCGTGTTCTGGATTTCTACCCGCGGATCAACTGGCGCCGGTACGCCGGGGTATGATCTGTATATCGATGATGTAGTTGTCACCGATATCACGGACGCAAAAGAGGCACAGGATTCGGCTAATGCGAACGCATCCGCTCTCACCAGCCTTACCTCACGTGTTACCAATGTGGAAGGGCAGGTGACATCCCAGGCGTCTCAGCTGTCCTCTTTGACGTCCCAGGTGAATGATGCGTCTTCGAAGGTTGATCAGATGGCACAGACCATTACCAACAACGAGAAAACGCAGTCGTCGCTGAACACCAGTTTGCAATCGCAAATTGACGCGCAGGCATCGGCAAACATCAAGAACCAGACGGAGTTGAATAATGCCACCACCTCGCTGGCGGCAATTAAGTCAACTCAGCAGACCCAGGCTACGACGATTAGCGCACTGTCTCAGCAGCAGACGAATTTAACGGCCCAGGTAGGAGGCCAGTCAGCCGAGCTGCAGGAGCTGAAGAAAACGGTTGTTGAAAACGGCAACGTTAGCAGTACCTGGATGGTCAAAATGGAAACCAACAGCAACGGTAAAAAGTATGCTGCTGGTATCGCTTTAGGTATCGATGGCAAAAATTTGCAGAGCCAGTTTCTGGTTCAGGCTGATCGCTTCGGCTTAATCAACACCTCTAACGGGAATACGACTACACCTTTCGTTATCGAAAATGGCGTTGCGTATATTAATGCCGCTGTCATTAAAGATGGCTCGATCACCAATGCGAAAATTGGAGGCGAAATCCGTTCTGACAATTTCGTTAATGGTTCAAATGGCTGGAGAATTGGAAAAGACGGTAGTTCACAGTTCAACAACGTAGTTATTCGTGGTGAAGTTCACGCAAATACTGGTGTGCTTAATAACGTGACTATTAACGAGAACTGCACTGTGCTTGGCACTGTTCAGGCCAATAAAATTGTTGGTGACGTTGTGACAATGACCGACCGTGTTGTTAAAAACTGGCCAGCTTCCGGGAATACCTCATCCGGCACGCGCTACCTGATTGCAACGATTGACGGTATGCCCTTTGAACGGCGTATGGTGTTCAATGGTTCCGTTGCGATTGTTCAGGTATGGCGTCAGAACGTAACAATTCGCGTTGATGAAACGACCGTTTGGACTTTTGACTCTGGAAACGATGGTAAGGATTTTGAAACATCAATCTTCTCAATCCGTATCCCGGCGTCAAACTTCGGTCAACGTCACCAGATTACCATTCAGTGGCCGAACCGTGGCGATAGCGGTCAGTTCCGGTTTACAGGGGTTGTCTCGATGTACAGAACTACTGGCTCCATCTCTCTGGCTTAAGTTTCAGGCGGCTCTTTGAGAGCCGCTCATTAAAATTACAAGGAATGTAATTATGGCAATGTATGAAGTTGGCACCGTAACGGGTGCAGCAAACCAGGCAAAGGTTACTGGTATTTCAACAAAGTGGTCGGAGCCCGCACTTGGTATTCAAGAGGGTTCAATTTTAGTCATTTATCGCAATGGAAGTGCTGATCTGTATGCCATCAAATCAGTAAATAATGACACTCAACTGACCCTGACGAGAAACATAACAACTGCTTTTTCTGGTGCGAAATATGGAATTATCACGTCAGAAACTGCCAGCACATCGTCTTTTGCGAACCAACTAGCCAGTGCATTTACTCTTTGGCGTAACGTTGTCCAAGGATGGTCTACAGCCCTGACCGGAAGCGGCGACATTACGATGACAGACCCTATAACAGGTACGTCTGTGACTGTTCCTGCTGTATCTGGGATGGCGAGAGCATCTGACCTCGCGGAACTCAGGAACTCACTGAAAGATTCAGCGAAGACGAGCGCAGCAAACACGTTCACACAGACGCAGATATTCAGTAAGGGGGTTACTTTCAGTGCCACTATAACGGCTGCAGGGCAAATTCTCAGGAAGAATAGCAATACACAGTTCACTGCCATCGACGCCGGCAACCTTGAAATTAGCAGCGACACTACGCCGTATATTGATTTTCACCACAAAGGTAGCTCTGCAGATTATACGCATCGAATTATCACCGAAGACGGGGCTTTAGCGGTTTATCCGGGGCTGCGAGTCCGTGGCGGTCTCGGGGTTTATGGCATTGCTACGCAGTACGGCGATCTGTACGGGCAAGCCTTCATTGCCAGATTAAACACTGACCCTGGAAACATAGCAAATGGCACCGTGTTACAAGCGCCACGTTTTACGTCAAGATTTAATACGCGCGGTAGTGATGGCAACGTTGATGGCGGACAGGCGGCTATGTGGTTCGAAGAGCAGGTAGGGACAAACCACCGACTAATTCTTTCTGTTGGTGGTTTTTCGCAACCAATACAGTATTGGCAATTCCTGGCCGACGGCAATATCTACGGAAGCCAGCGCGGTAGCGTGCAGTTTCTGGGGACGTCTGACGCTCGCCTGAAGCACGATATCACGCCTACTGATGGGCAGCAGTCAGTAGACCGCATAAAGGCGCTGGAGCTGGTGACGTTCGTCTATAACGACGACGAACAGAACCGCGTCCGCCGGGGGATCATCGCGCAGCAGGCCGAGGAAGTAGACGAGCAATACGTGAAACACGTTAATATTTCGTACCTGGATGGTAATAAGCAGGTTAACAGTGAACGCCTTCAGCTCGACAACAACGTGATAATGATGGACACGCTGGCGGCGGTGAAGGTCCTGATTAAACGAGTTGAAGCGCTGGAGAATAAAATTAACTCATCAGAAGGGGGCGACGCCATAAATACAAACCAGAATACCTTCGATACAGGCGTGGCCATGAGTAGTGAGCAATTAAATTAATCCAATTTGTATGTAAGTACTTACCTACAATAAGTTTCTAATTTATGATATAAATCTGCCATCCGATTTGACTTATTCATGGAGGAAGACATGTCAAACGAGATGGCAGGCGTGACGCCAGAGCAGGTGGAGCGCATTGCCGCAATTGTGGCGCGAGAAGTCGTAGGAAAATTAAGTAAGGAGCTTCGCGATGATATTGGCCAGGAGGTCAACGATCAGCTGCGAACCTACTTTGGTGATATGACTCCGGCGCAACATAGCATTCAGCATTCCAACCTGGACAAACTTCTTAATCGGCTCGACACGATTTCAAGCGGGTTCTTTGGAGGCATTATTTCCAAGATTACCTCGTTCCTGATCACCGTGCTGCTTTTGGGTTTGGCCGCTTATGGCGTGAAAAATGGACTGCAATAACAGGAGAACAAGGATGAGTACTCCAAGAGGCATTCGTAACAATAACCCTGGTAACCTGGATAAGGGGTCGCCGTGGCAAGGGCTAGTAAACAATCCGGCGGAACCGCGGTTCTGCACTTTTAAAGACCCCGTATGGGGGATTCGAGCACTGACAGTAACGCTCATCACCTACCATGATAAGCGCCGCGCAAAAGACGGTTCCAGCATCGATACGATCCGCGAAGTCATCGAGCGTTGGGCGCCGCCGCATGAAAACAATACGGCCGCATATATCAATGAGGTCTCTAAAGCCGTAGGCGTGACGCCGGACATGATCATCGATCTGCATGACTACAATACTATGCGGCCGCTGGTGGAGGCGATTATTCGTCATGAGAACGGTCGTGGCCCGTTGAAAACACTCAACAGCTGGTATTCGGCCGAAGTTATTGACGAAGGTATGCGTCGCGCCGGCGTCGTTAAACCGGTAACTGCAGTGAAAGCCGTACCTGTCACGAAAGAAACTGCAGGCGCAACGGTGACTGCAGGTATCGGTATTGCGCAGCTGGCGGACGTAATGCCGCAGATCTCCGTTGCGATGGATAAGGCCCAGGGACATATTACCAGCGGGGATACCGTTCGCATTATCTTCGGTATTGCGACCATTGTTGTCGCCGGCTTTATTGCCTGGTCGCAAGTTCGTAAGCATCAGGCAGGAGTGGTGTAACCATGAACGGCAGCCTGCTTTTAAAGGTCAAATCGACCATCATGACTTTGGCTGCCGTCTTCTTTGTGCTCGTTGGGGCGTACACCTGGGGTGGACGCGCTGCCCGGCGGGCCATGGAAGAAAAGGCGCAGAGAGAAACCAACAAACGGCTTCAAGGCACAGTGGATGTGAAAAATGAGACGATTAATGAAGTCAGGACTAAGGATGCTTCTGCCGTTCATCGCGAGCTTCGCGATAAGTGGATGCGTGATTAAACCTCAGACCGTGGGCGTACAATTCTGTGATGGGGCAAACCCTATCTACATCAGCAAGGACGACGCCCTGACAGAAGAAACTGAGAGGGAAATCCTGATCCACAACACGCTGGGTGAGCGGCTGTGTCGTTGGGGGTACGCGAAGTAGCACATACGCCGCGCGGACATAATTAGCGCGGCCTTAGTCATGAACTACAAGATGTCAGATTTTCACGTTACTTATCTTTAACCCGGCTTTCTCCTGTAACTCAGTAAGTGCTAAGACATTGGCAGGGTGGCGAAAAAAATTGTATGCATTCACGGCCACAGACTCGTTTAAAAAACCATGGCTTAGCAGAGAGTCCACGCTGGCATCGTATAGCGCCTCAAGAGAATTGAATTTCTCTGCCAGCAACCAAGCTTCTTCCTCTTCAACACCGTAGATACCGCAGGCGAAAAGAAGCGGGCCTAAGCGAACGTTTTTTGCTCGTTCTATACCCTCATAAATTTTCCTAGCCTGCTTCAAACCACCTCTGTCGATACCAATCAGCGCTCCATAACTTATAAAGAACATGTTTAGTGGCTTTTGTATTAGCCTTTTCTCTACGAGCTGCTTGAGAGTTTTTTCCCCTAATTGGTCTATATGTACTCCTCGTGGCTCGAAGAAGCGCCAGCAAGCAGAGTATGGGTTTCCTGAGTTCAGAAGGCCGTAAGTGTTTTGGGTGCTGCTTAGCTCAATGCTCATAGTGAGTACTCGACGAAATGCTAGACGCTAATCGTGGTCTATGTTCGCACGATCAAGGGGTTGGCATATTAAAGCACTCACCACATCCGAAACTACGGTATTGGTCAAAGAAACTCGTGACCGTCGCCAAATGCCTTTCATTTCACCTTTACACCGCAGCCGTAGGCATTTAGGCTATATCGCATATAAGAAAACAAGTTGTTTCATACGACGATAAATCACACGTAGGGATATCACGAATGACTCAGATCATTGTGGTGGGCGGCACCAAGGGTGGCCCAGGCAAATCGACTGTTGCTCAGCAAATTGCAGCCTGTCTGAAAATCAAAAAGAAAAAGAAAGTCCAGATCACTGATATCGACATCCAACGCACCACGACAGGATGGTGTGAAGACCGCCGGCATAATGAAGAGTTGGAGCTGATCCCGTTCGCCTATGTCCAGGATGACATCATCAAACACATCACTTCGCTTCGCGGCCGTTACGATTACGTCGTAGTCGACGCTGGTGGTTTTGACTCCGAAATTCAGCGCCAGGCTATGCTGATGGCCAACGTGATCCTTATCCCGCTTCGCCCGAAACGTCGTGATCTGAAATCCTTGCGTGACATCGACCCCATTGTCGACAGCGTTAGCAGCGTGAATGACAAAATCAAAATCCGTGCTGTAATGAACCAGTGCCCGTCTCTGCCTTCCCAGGCTGCGCGCATTATCGCTGCAAAAGAAATTGTCGAAACCTTTGGCATCGAGGCGGTACCGGTGAATCTTTACAACCGCAACGTCTATGACGATGCCGAAGAGGCGGGCCGTTCCATCTTTGAGATGACCGGAGCCGAACGCGACAAAAAGGCTGAGGCCGAGATTGAAGCATTAGTAGAATACGTAATGACCTTGGAGGGTGAATAATGTCCATGAAAATGGGTGATCTGGCAAAACGTCCGGCTGCAGAAGCTGCCGCGCCTAAAAGCAGCACACCGATGCGCCAGCCTGTCCGTCCACAAGGCCGTCCAACACGTGGCAAAGAGAAAATCAAAAGCCGCACGATGTCTCTTGAAGACGAGTATTTCGAATTACTGGAGATGATGAAGTTCATCCCTCGCTTCGAGAAGTTCACCCGTTCTGATGTGATACGTGCAGCCATTTTCCATCTGGCAGAGAAGTCCCCGCAGGAAATAGAGGACATCGTAAAGATGAACGAGGCGATCACCGCAGCCGATGTGACGATGCGTACTGACGAAATAAAGCGCGAATTAATGAAGAAAGGGTAATATAAGAGGGTGCTGTCGCACCCATTTATTGTAATGCAAATAGAATGTTAAAGATCTCAAAGGACATTACCAATGAATCCATTATTAACCCTTATCGCAAATTTCATAGAAAAACTGGTTTACGATGTGGAAACAGTGGTTGAGAAAGTTTCCGATATTTTTACCAAAGGAGCAAGAAGGAAAGATATTGAAACCAAAATAAAAGATCTCGAAAGAGAGAGAGAGTTCTTAATTAAGTACACTATAAAGAAAAACATAGGCGCTTTTTCAAGCGTTACTACTGACGCATTAACAGGGAAAATTTATAGCACAGCAATATCAAGTGGTATTGCAAAAAAACTGGTTGAATATAATGTTGACTTTAAAAATATACGTCACGTTAATAAAACGTTAGAGGAACTGGAGATGATCGCGCTTATAGAGCGCGATCTAAAAAAAAAGGAAGAAGCTGAAAAGAAAAATAAAAATGAAACTGTAGTGAATTTGTTTTTATTAAATGAAAAAAGTAAATTATTGAAAGCAAAAACATTGTCTGTTGTCATTGTCATTGCCAGTGCATTAACGGTATTTTTCTTTGGAATTCCAATTTGGTCTGTTCTTATTGGTTTAATACCATTAGTACTTATTGAGATGAAAGATAGAGTCATAACCTATCGTGTTGCCAAAGGTTATTTTGGAAGAAATGCGCCAGAGGCAATTCAATTGGTAAAATTTATAAGAGAAAATACAGATAAATTTGATTCTAATGATAGCGGAGATGGTAGAAGAAAAGTTCTCAACCCAGAGAAAGAAAAAAATGTAAGCGCAGATGATACTGTAAAAGGATGGCAAAATGCTTAATTTTGATGTCATCTCTAAACGTTTAGGCCAATGTTTAGATATTCTTTTGCTAAAACATCCGATGCGTACAGTGTTTGGAATCTTTTTAGGTTATATTTTATATACATGCCTCTATACTTTAAAAGAATATTTCAAAGCACATCTGTTTGAAGTTGATAACGTTCATTATATTGGTTGTTTTATTCTGGGGATTTTAATATTTCATACAAATACTATTATTGATGTTTATAATGGAACTGCTATGGATGAGGAAATTAGCAATTTAATAAATGCTATAACAAAGCGAACCGATTTGTCAGAACCGCAGAAAGCAATGATGATAACTGAAATTATTCAAAATGAGATTAATAAATTGGGGAAACGAGGTCTGGAAGAAGTAGCAAAAAATGTCATTCAGAAATGAATGCAAAAACGATAAACCTGCTTCTGTATATAAATACTAACTTATCTATTATATTTCTACAGAAGCAGGTCTTTGATACAAGAACACTCCAGAACACACCCTTCTGATTCCTCTTTCCAAACTGCTTTCCAGTCGCTATGATCTGCCAAATAGTAAGTAAGTAGTTACCTATCGGTGGGAGCATGAGCCAGATCTTTTTTGACACCATAAACAACGGCCAGTACGACTTCATGACAGAGTGGGACACGGTCGCTATGGACAAGTGGGTTGCGGAAAACATCGGTCTTTCACGATGCCAGGGAGAGGCTGAGCTCTTTGATACAAAGTGGTTTGACTATCGCGACATGCACCCGCTGATGGCAACCTGTCTGTTCACCGAAGCCTATAAGCGCGCATACTCACAGATCATGCTGTCTCATGGCCGCGAGCATTTCGAGACGGCGCCATTCAGTACTGGCCTGAAACGCTTGCCTTACCAAGAGCTCTCGGCGGTGAACAAAACATCTCTTTGGAAAGCTCGCCAGTTTGCAGATAGATATTGCTGCTCTTATGACTATTATATATCAACTGTTCTCTCTGCAGCTGCACGCCGGCTCTGGGACAAATTACCTCGCCCTCAGCATCTCTGGCAGCCAGAACTGATTGAGATCTTCGAAAGCAAACTCGCCAGTCGTGCGGGAACGCGTCTGGATGACTCTGTAGTGAGTTTTAAGCACTTAGGAGACATACAGCATGACCCAATTCAGGAACGTTACTTTGAATGGGTTCTGGAGCGTTTGAAGCACATCACCCGTGATAAGCGTATCCGCACCATCTTCTCTGCTGTCTGGTTGATGGAGCTGGTGCCTGAGCGCGTTATCTATGCCCATTACCCGGAAGAACTTGAAGAAGCACGGCGACTGTGTTGATTGCCTGCTCCATTTTTTTACGATTAGAAAACAACTTGTTTAAGCACCAAAGGATATCAAACACATGACCGAACTTTGCCACACGGGACGAGGGTTGTCTGAAGAGTTCGACGACGACTTCCAGAATCGTCTGGCGGCGTATTTTTGCCGCGATCATGAGTTTCTGACTCGTGCCGGCGATCTGGTTGCCCCCAACCAATTCTCCAATGCGGCGAACGCCATACTGGTGAACATGGTATCGGGCTATTTCAGAATGTATAAGAGCGCGCCTTCATCGGCGGCCATCCTCGATATGTTAAAGCGTGCTAAACGCGATAAGACGATCAGAGAAGAGATGTTCCCGGACGTTGTGGCGGCGTTTAAGCGGGTGCTCTCGGAAAAACTCTCTGATACGGCTTACATGGTCGACCAGGTCGCGACGTTCGCTAAAAGTGTAGCGTTCGACGATGCGTTGATTAAAGCGGCCGAGATGAAGGAGAAGGGCGACTTCCAGGGAGCGATGGCCATCATGGCCAAAGTGCAGCAGATCGGTTCTAACGAAGCGACGGGCATTTATGACTATTACGCCTCTGCAGCGGAACGTTATAAGGCCCGTGAATATGAAGCCTCTGATGATTACGTGCCGAACAGCATCACCACCGGTCTTCCGCTGCTGGATCGTATGCTCTATCAAAAAGGGTGGGCGAAACGTGAGATGGTGCTCTTCATGGGTTTTGCGAAATCAGGTAAATCGACAGCGATGGGGGAGTTCTCCATTAACGCAACGCTGGCCGGCTACAACGTTTTGTATCTTTCTCTCGAAGTGCATACCTCGATTCTCTCCGATCGCTTCGATGCGCGGCTGTCTGAAACGGAGATGTCAAAGCTGGTAGAGCAGCGTGACGACGTTCACCGGAAACTCGCAGAGATTGGCGCGACGAAAGGGGTGGGGAATCTCTGGGTGGTTGAGCGCCCGTCAGGAAGCATGTCGCCTGCAGATTTGGATCGTATGCTCAATAGCATGAAAGCGAATGGCATGATCCCGGATATGGTGGTGGTCGACTATGCGGACTTGATGCGAGCCAGTTACGACCTCCGTGACGACCGGGCAAACATCCGCTCTATCTACACCGATTTGCGTGCTCTCTACGATAAGCACAACGTTGCAGGAATCACAGCATCCCAGACCAACCGTGAAGGTGGTTCATCCGAAGTGGCCACCATGATGCACGCCGCGGACAATATCGAAAAAGTCCGTATTGCCGACTTAGTCATCACTATCAACAAGACTGAGGAGGAAGAAGCCAAAGGCGAAGCACGACTCTATTTTGCTGGTTCCCGTAACCAGAAGGGCGGGGTGAGTATTCGCGTTAAGCAGAACCTCGAACAGATGCGCTTCATCGAGCGGATCATGGAAGTTCTTTAAAAAAATAGGCGTGGGGCAAAGACGGATAACAGCCCCACGCCCTTAAAAATTACCTTTTGGTTAATCACAAAAGGAAAAACACATGAGCCTCTATGGTATTCAAAAACAGAGGATTATCAAGATATTGCCTTTTAAAAATTGCGGTAAATGACAATGAGTGACCTCAAAGAGTTACTGTCCGAGCTGGATTTCGAACAATGGCTGGATATGGAAGGCATCATCTATCGTCGCGGCGGTGTAAGCGCCCGCGGCCGCGAAGTGAATATCAAAGAATGTCCGGTATGTGGAAGCACAAACTGGAAGGTCTATTTCAACCTGACCAACAACGTCGGGAAATGCTTCGCCGGCGATCACCCAGAAGAAATTCAATTTAACAAGCTGGTTTTCCTCAAACACTACAGTGGTAAGTCTCGTCGTGCCTTTGAGGAATACGTACATAACGCACTCCTGTCTCAAGGTTGGGTGCCAAAAAAAGAAGAGGTTGTGCTGGCCAGTGCTGTGGAACTTGAAGGCCCGGTGGCTTTACCGCGGCATTATGAACTGCCAATTGACGGTCGGCTGCCGGACTATCTTGTTGAGCGGAACATTACCCCGGAGCTGGCCAAATACTTTGACCTGCGTTACTGCGTCGAGGGAAAACATGCTTATGTCGACCCATATACCGATCAGGTTAAAGGGCAGGCATTCGATATGCGCATCCTGATACCGATTTACGATCTGAATGGGGTGATGAAGACATTCCAGGGGCGTGACATCACCGGCGCAGCAGAACGTCGATATCTCTTTCCAATGCAGCTGCCGGCATCCGGGAGGTTTCTCTACAATGGACATAACGCAGTTGGTAAGCAAACAGTCGTCGTCTGTGAGGGGGCTTTCGATGTCATGGGGGTTAAGCGCGCCATATTCGACGAGGAAACACTCCGGGACTACGTAGAGCCCATTGGCACGTTCGGGATGCATCTGTCCGGAAACACGACTGTAGACGCAGAAGACCAGCTGGGCGCGTTTCTGTCGTTAAAGGCTGATGGTCTGCGAAACGTCATCATGATGTGGGATAGCGAGAAGCAAGCGATCCGAAACACAATGGCGGCCGCCAGACGATTAACCAGTATAGGGTTAAATGTGAAAATAGCCTGTCTTGGAGAAGAAGGGCTAGATCCCGGGGAGGCCACCCAGGAACAAATTCTCAAAGCCTACTATCGTGCAAAACCCTACTCTAAGCAGCTGGAGCTGCAGAGCAAGGTTCTCGGTATAAGGGTGTTTAATTCGTGAAGTATATTGCTGGCTGCCTGCCGCCTGAGCAGCCAGCAATGATTATTTTGAATCTTTAGACAATACTTTCCCTGCTAACTCGGCAATAGATGATGCGCCATCCAGTAAAGACGGAATGTTTTCAGAAGAAACCTGTATTGGGCTGAAAATTAACTTCTCAAACAGCGACCATGATTCCTTTTCAGCACCTGAGTTATTTTTTGTCTCCACGTAGTCATGTATAAACTCACATAGACTTAGTCGCTGTTCTATTTGAAGTATCTGAGCCTTGATGGCCTTGCCCTCAATATAATACAGACGCATAAAATAAAAAAATAACAATTCCAATGATAATATTGGCAGATAATAGAATAATGCATTTAAATTAAATTCCACGGGGAAGAAATTATAGATATGATTCAATAAAGCAAATAAAGGCGTGGCAATCAGCCATGAAGAAAAAATAATTACACTTCTGTGATTTGTGACATATTCTGCTTTTTTGGTTTTCAAAAGATTTGAGAAAGCTTTGCTCAACAGAACGAAGTTATATTCACTTTTATACTGTTTGAGTTTTTCATCATATTCTTGAAGAGACTTTATGGACGAATCGGCATTGTTAACGAGAGTCTCAATTTTTTCTTTTAACTGTTCTGCCTCATTTTGCGCCGTGCTGATACCATTTTTTATTTGCTTCGAAATTTCTTCCTCAAAGCCACCTACATTAGTTGCAATGTTTTTAAAAAGAGAAAATTTATCTGACCGCAATAAGTGTTTAACCAATGCTGCAGGCATTGTTTGTTCTATCCAGGTGAACGAAATTGGAATGTTATCCTTTGGGGACAGTCTATCTAATCTTTCTAAAATGGAAAAATCTAAAAAAAGTGGTTGTCTTGTGTCGCTCACTGTCCAAAAATTGTATTCATATATTAATCTGAGTATTTTAAATAAAAAGAAATGTTTATCACTTTTTAATTCTGATAAGCTAGGGAGATTACCACCCTCTATCTTTTCTTGATTAAATGGTGTGTGTTCGTTGAGTAAATCTCTATGCTTAAAATACAAGTCTATAAAATAGCGCCATGACAGTGAAATAATTACATCAGACAAAATTGAATCGTCGGCAGCAAACGGATTATTAGATAAATCATTTGACAAGGGGAAAGTACTAGTTATATGACTCGTGATGGAATTAACTTCATGTTCATAAGACTCATCAAAAAATTTCATAAAATCCCCTATTAAACAATACGTGTTATTATTTGTTTTCTGCAAAGTTAGATTCTTTGCTGAAAAGGAAATTGCATAACCTTTGTTTTTTGCTTCAATATATTAACAGAGTACGAACAGCTTTAGTAAGGTTAAGTCTTCATAGTTGCTACGTTCCGAGTCAAACGCTCTTGGGGCCTATGCATTGTTGTGTTGGTCTGTTGCCATCATATACCTCTCCGCCTCTCTTTGATAAGTAGCTACTTACATATTTTAATGTAATAATTTGCTCTCTGGTTGTGGAGGACATCACATGAAAGAAGATATCGAACAGGCAGTTTTAGAGATGATCAAGAAGTCAGGCGTAGAGCTTGGCGTGGGCGAGCTGGAGAGCATCATCGATGCCTCATTCAATACGGCATCAGAGCATATATCGAATGCGCTATCCTGCATTCCTCTCAAAGAAGGGGCGACACATACGTCGGTGTTAGTGTGGTACGCAAAGACGCCTGAAATGCCCGGTACTGTTCAAAAGCGTGTAGCTCTGGTTGCGTTCATCGTCCCGTCGCTTGAGACCGGCATTGGGCCAGTTGCGCGTTTTGGCGCCTGGTATGACGACAAAATCATCTTCTCAAACTGCTACCAGATGGAAAGCAGAGAAACGCTTGAGAAGAGCGTGGACGTGACTCTAAGAGCCGTAGAAAGCAAATGCGAGACAGTAGGAGAGGCTTTCGTCAGCGTCATGACTTCTCCCGATGTTGAAAGGCGCCATGTAGATCTGGTAGCACCACCAGGCTTGTTGGAAATGATTGTCTCCGGAGATTACAACAAGGCTATAGCGCGTGTTCGTGAGCTGGACTATGGGCGTATCTGCGACTTGTGTCGTAGTGATCTGGATTTAATCAACGTTATCGTTGAGGCTGGCCGCATCTGTGATGGGGTTTTGGCTCAATACGCGAGTAAGATCAGTCGTTTGGCCAATGAAATGCCTATGCTGATTCAGGAAGCCAAATCCCACGCCGTTCATGCTGCAAACGACCTGCTAACCCCTTATCGATACGAAGCCGCAAGTGACAAGATGACTGGCTGGGCCACCTGGTAAGCCGTGACTATGTACTGTGTCCCCGTACAGAGTTATTTAAACTGATTAGTAAGTAAGTACAAGATTATCGTTTAGAGATATGGCTACCAAAACTGACTTATCAAAAATCCCTTCGATCTCTGGACTCAACGGCTACTCGCTGCGTTGCCCGGAAGTGAAGCTTAACGGACATGCCTCGTACTGCAGCTACACCGTCTGTCAGCACACGATCCTTGCCTTCAAAGAGAAGCGACTGCCGGCGTCATCGTTCACCTCCTGTGCGAACGCCATTTCGGCCGGAAAATGCCAGGCGCTGAAAATGATGGTGGAGGAAATCCGGCAAGGTGAGTCGCTGTATTTCGTCGATATGCCGGCGCTCATTGAAGAGGTGGAGGAAAGAAACCGAACAGCAAGAACTCTGCAGCCGAAGAGAGGCAGTGCATCTATCTACAGTGGAATTAAGGGGAAGTGCCAATCTTCGACCGTTGCTGAAACTGGCAGACTGCCCGATGCCAGCGAGATTTATTCAGAACTTATCAAAGAAACCTTAAAGGAGAAGACCGACTAATGGAGAAGCTGATCGCGCTTAAACATAAGCTGGACGCCATTAAAGCAATGGGAACGAACGCCAAGAAAGAGGCGCTGGCCAGTATGGATGACTTCGAACAAAGAATGGTGTCACTCATGCTGAACCCATTTGTTCGTTTCGGGGTGAAGAAATACAACGTGGCCGATCCACTTAGCAAGTCCGTACCCAGTGATGAGAAGGCGATAGAGCTGCTGGAGAAACTGGCTGCCCGGGAGCTTACGGGAAACGCAGCCATCACTGCGGTCGAGTCTTTGGTCGCTTCGATGTGTGCAGACGGTCAGGACGTATTTCGCCGGTTCCTGCTGAAAGACCCGAAAGCCGGCGTCGGCATAAGTCTCTGCAATAAGGTGTTCGCCAGCCCGATCCCGAAGTTTGAGGTGCAGCTGGCCACCGCCTATAAAGAAAAAGGCGACAAGTACCCCTTCAAGGCAAATCCAAAAGCCAGATGGCCAATGATAGGCAGCCTCAAACTGGATGGTCTTCGGGTTATTTGTGAAGTGATCGTGGACGAGGAAGAGGTTAACTTTCTGTCGCGTACCGGAAACCCGATTACATCTCTCGATCACCTGAAACCTGCCATGCTGGAGCTGGGCAAGCTCTCCGGCTACAAACACATCTTTTTCGATGGTGAAGGTACTGCAGGTTCTTTTAACAATTCAGTCTCAGCGCTACGCAAGAAGAACGTGAAGGCGGTTGGCGCAACCTATCATATCTTCGATTTCTTCCTACCAGAGTGGCGCGTACAGGCTAAAACAGTTGAATACCAGAAGAACGGTATGAAGCTGAAACAGCGTCTTTCTCTTTTGGTGGCCTGGTTCAGAAATACACGCGGCCAGGATTACGCGGCTGACATTCATATGCACCCCTTCTACATCATCTACAGCCATGAAGACTTTGTAGAGCGGTTTATGAAGCGTCTGGACGATAACGAAGAAGGAGAGATGGGCAAAGACCCGGATTCTGTATACGAGTTCAAGCGCACCCGCAGCTGGTGGAAACTAAAAGATGAAAACGAAGCTGATGGAGAGATTATCGGCTTCCTACCTGGTGATCCGGATGCCGGCTTTGCTCATACCCTCGGCAAAATCGTTATTCGCCTCGAAGATGGAATCGAGGTCCGCGCTTCTGGAATCAAGCATCGCTACCTCGATGAGATCTGGCATAACCAGGATAAGTACATGGGCCGTATTGTGAAGGTGAATTTTCACGAGTACACGCCAGATGGCAGTCTGCGTCATCCGCGGCTTAAGTGGCCCAAATGCCTTCGCGATACCGAAGAACGTGTCGGAGATAAAGAGTGATGCTCGGTTGGATGATTGTTTTTTTGGGTGTCGGCTTCGTCATCGGAACTCTGGTGATGCTCAGCTGCATCAACGATTACGTGAAGCGCGGGCTGATGGAAAGACGTGGCCGCGTATACCGCATCATCGACATTACTAACACGCTAAAGGAGACTGGCGATGATCGTCCTGAGTAAGCGAGAGAAGGATACCCTGCGTGAAATAAGCCAATGGTCATGTTTCTACGCTAACTGGAAACCCAAGACACGAGCCAAACTCGAACAGATGAACCTGGTGGCCAATGTCGAACCGGAAGGAAAGGAAGAGAACTACCAGCTGACTAATAAGGGGCGAGAGCTGCTTGAGCAACTGATTGAAGCAGGAGAATACTCATGATTCCATACATCGCATTGTCTTTTTCTGGAGGCGTCGCCCTTGGCTTCATCATCTGTCATGACTTGATCAAGCAGGAACTGAAGACCAAAACACTACGTATCGGTAAGCGGGTATATCGCGTCGTTCACGAGACAGGGGTATCAAAATGAGCAATCTAACCTCCTTAGACTGGTGGGTAGGCTTGTACTTTGTGGCCTCTGGTGTCGCAGTAGCTTTCACGGTTGGCCAGTCTCTTGTAAAGCTACTGCTTTTAAGATTCGCCAGTCGCAAGCGTATCGATGACACGCTTTGGTGCCTTGGTTCTCTGCTTGAGCAGCGGTATGGAGAACTGAAAGAAGGTGAACTGCTTTGCATAAAGGCAAAAAGATTCACGGCCAAAATCCAACGGACGCAGGATGACAAGTCAAAGCTGATGAAAAAAGGAGCAAACGAATGCATGAAACGATAGGTAAGTATTTACTTATTATTTTGATACAAATATGATAGACTTGTTTTCGTTGAGACGCGACTGTTTGAACGTTTAAAGATAACTGCAAACGACAATCAGTATCTGGCAGTAGCCTAAAAAGCCAAACACCAGCGAGGTCAGTTTCCAGCCTCGTCACCGAAATGGGACACACTAAGCGAGTGTGATTGCAAAACGCAGGTAGGGCATCTGGTTAACCAGTGCCCTTACCGATGAGGTAACAGAATGGGCGGTTGGGTTTTATGTCCAACACATCCCGGCTCCCAAAGGCCCAACCGTCTATCCTGTTACGTCATTTCTGTTACTTATGTCGTTTAGTTTTGGGTTAAAAATGGCGACGTAACCCGGCTGGTTAGGTGAGCCAGCACGCAACGTTGTGGTCACGGATTCATTATCCTTCTAGTTTAGCCATTGTTGTCACTGCCCCGTGGCCACAACGATTAAATGATTCCATACATCTAATTAGATCTGAATGAAAACTCTCCTCAACCCTCGGAGAGTATTTGAAGATCTTGGCTTGTAAGCGTTTGGTGAACACGTAAAGCACAAGTGGCAGGAAACGGTAGGACTGCTGCGAACGACACCGGTGAATCGGCGATACAGCCCCACAAGTCCGTGAATCGACAGAGGCTGACGGTGTCAACCTTAGATGGTGTAGCTCAGTGGTAGAGCGGTTGACTGTTAATCAACTGGTCGGTGGTTCGAATCCACCCATCATCGCCACAACGGTAAGGGTATTTGGACGACAGCAAGGAAGGCGCGCTCTTTGGCTGTTCGCGACGGATCTGATTCCCTGAATGCCCTTACCGTTGTGATGAATTGCAGCTCGTTGAAGCAACCAGAAGATAAGCATCTGGCGTCACAACGAACGGAGGATAGAGGGCATGGCGCCCAAGCGGTCTTGAAAACCGTCCCATTGCGAAAGCGATGATGGTTCGATTCCATTATCCTCCGCCAACACAGCGTTGAGCGGTTTGGTTTTGTTTTTCTTATCGAAAAGACTCCGCCTGTCACCATGGCCAGACCGCTCAACGCTGTGATAGACATTACGGCAGACGTTCTTCAACCATAGCTTCTAGCATCTTAGCAACACTTTTTTCGGCGCAAAATTCAAAGGGGCTTCGACCTCTTTTTGCTAAATATATTATTTAAAACTGAATGCATTGAGCTCTGATTTGTAAATATCAACCATTTCCTCAACTTTAGTCACTATTCCGTCAATCAATTCCTCTTTCAAGGGATTAGTATTGAGGTTTAAATATGCTTTATATAAAAAATATTTATCTAGATTACTTTCAATATCTTCAGCGAATCTATTAGTAACTCCATTAGTCAACAAGATTCCTGTCTGCCTGCTATTGAAAGGATGTTTAATGTAAATCTTTATTAGCCTTTTTAGCTCTTTTTCGTCCTTGATAACTCTATTTTTGAATCCAGATATATTAAGCTCCCAGCCGATAATATTAGGAAGCCAAGAATCGAACTCGGCCACTTTTTCGGCCGATTTTTCCATGTTTAGCTTGATGCTATTTCTCATATGTAGAGGCAAGTCATTGAATATTTGCAATAAATGTTGTTGGCAAGGATTGTTATACGACCACAACACTGAGAACGTAATTCTGCTATGCGGACGTGACACTTTGATACTAGAGGGATCACGACCACGAACCATTTCATCAACATGAAATTCTACGTCTCTTCGGTATTCTTTGTTAAATATTTCAGCAATATAAGAATCTAAGTAATGAACTTTTGATATTGCATCTTCAAAAAAAAGTTCATTTTCAAAGAAGTTATATTTGTTCAGGAGGTTGTAAAGCTTCTTTGCATCGTAGGTTTTATTATTATCGATATTAAGGCCGAAAATAGAAATCAGTAGACTTACTTTTGGGCTAATACTATTGCGCAACTGTTCGATATAAGATCTCTTTTCATTATCCGCTGATGATGGTAGATAGAAATCTTTATCCAAATACGTCAAAATTAAAATTATGTGGTTAATATACTTGATGTAAGCAGGTTTTTTTGTTGCATGATAATAAATTCCCCTGATGATATTCGTGCCCAATTTAACATTAAGTTCACGGTCAGCGAGCAAGGTCTTATTTACGTCCTCAAGCAATTTATTATGCTGTTCAAGTAAGATGCCGTACCATTCCTTAAAGGAGGCTTTTTTCATTTCAAGGAGTGAATCCGCCGTTAGCTGGGTCGCTTTCATTGCTGCTTTTGCACTATGTCTTGCCTCGTATGCAGCCCAGGCAGTAGCAAAAAAAGCAAGAGAAGTGGCAAGCGTTCCTATAACCTCTACGTTTTCCTTAACAGTATCCCAGAAAATAATCATCACTGTCCCAAGTATAAGGATTAACAAAACAGGCATTTTTTCAGTATCTTTGGTTAATTTTGAAACTGTATGATACCTAATGAAACATACCATTTCAGCTATTTTAGTTTTTCATGACAGCTCAGCGCCCCAACCCACTCAAAACGCGTTCTATCTGGAAAGTAAATAGGTAACTACTTACTTACATTTGCGATCTCTTTTAGGTATAGTTCGTCTGGTTACTCACTTGAAAGGACTCAATATGGGAAACAAAAGTAAACAGGCGCGACGTGCAGCTCGCCAGGCGCTTAAGTCAAAATCGCGTATTGTCGGATACGAGATCGACACAATTATCGTAGACGAGCTGGCCTCCGCCGCCCCTGCTCTGCCCCCAAAACCGAAGCGTGACACTTCCCCCATAGAGGCACGCAATGAGGCCCAGGCCCACTATCTTATCTCCCTTGATAGCAAAGCACTGACGTTCGCCACTGGCGAAGCCGGCTGCGGTAAAACCTTCCTGGCGACGGCCGTCGCGGCACAGCGATTACTCGATAAGGAAGTAGACCGAATTATCGTTACGCGCCCTGTACTGCAGGCAGAGGAGGATTTGGGCTTCCTGCCTGGCGATATGGCTGAGAAGTTCGCTCCGTTCTTTCGTCCCGTCTACGATGTGCTCCAGAAGCGCCTTGGTGCTTCATTTCTCGAATACTGCCTAAAGCCAGAGGTGGCTAAAGTCGAGATCGCCCCCTTCGCATACATGCGCGGCCGCACCTTCGAAAACGCTGTGGTCATCCTCGATGAGGCCCAGAACGTGACAGCGTCACAAATGAAAATGTTCCTGACCCGGATGGGTGAGAACGTAACGGTCATCGTGAATGGTGATGTAACCCAATGCGACCTGCCGGGTCATGTTAAATCTGGTCTTGAGGACGCACTGCAGCGGTTCCAACCGTCTCGCCAGGTAGGGCTCATTAAGTTCACGGCCGAAGATTGCGTGCGCTCAGAGCTGTGTAAAGTGGCGCTTCAAGCCTATCTGTAAGGAAAAAATGATTGTTATGGCGATCTCGAATGAATACTTACCTTTACCGTTCGGTGTGGCCGGCTACTATCCACCTGGATCAGAGATCGGCCGCAACCCCCAGTTCTGCGAGGATAACCGAGAGAAAACAATGAAGTTTGTGATTTATGGACGAGAAAATTGCTCCTTCTGCAAGCGAGCCGTTGAGCTGGCGAAGCAGCTGCAGGGCCATGGATATGGCGAATATCAGTACATCGATATTGTCGCTGCCGGGATCGATAAACAAAAGCTGAGTGACATGGTTGGGAAGCCGGTAGAAACCATTCCCCAGGTCTTTTTGGACGATGTTCCAATCGGCGGTTACACAGAATTTGCTGCTTTCGCAAGCACTCTGTAATACAATACGGCTCCGTTTGGGGCCGTTTTGATTTGTCGCTTTTGATAACAGAGCGTACACTTAGGTACGAGCCATTTAGCTGTAAAGAGGTTTTATGCATTTAGAAAATTGCCTGGAAGATATGAATGTCATTAGCAATGCTCTTGCTACCGTGACTTCTAACGCTTCACGCTTTTCGAATGCAAATAGCACTCCGAAAGCATTCCCGAAGCGTGTACACACAAAATTTAAGATGCGTCCCCGTTTCGACGGCATCACAAGGTCGACGAGGCCCGGTTTTGCAGATTCCCATGAGTTCAGACTGCCGCAAACGGAAGGCATTCCGGTTGCTGAGAGTGACACCGCAGCTCAACTTGCGGATATTGAACAAAGGCTCGCAGAGCTGACGGCGAAACACGTTCAGTTGACCCACAACATTTCAGGTTACAGTGCGGAACAGATCCGCGATACTTTCGGTGAAAGCCGTTACGAGGACTTGAAGAACGTTGACCTGTCCATACGCGGTTTAGAAGGCTTCGTTAACAAGTTCATCCGTGACGCCGAACTGCCACATCCGTACCTGAAACGCTTGAGTGATGCTATCACTGAGTACCGTCTGGCAGTTTCTGACCTCCTGATGATTTTAAATCAGTGCTTTAACGAGGTAGAAGTTATCGAATCGCAGACAGGCCTCATTGATGAGGACGTCTTCGCAAACTTCTCCTTCCATTAAGGCTGAACGATGAAAGTCACATGGAACAGTGATAGTTACGCCCAATTTTTGGAGCCGGTCTTCAGAGTAATGCCTGATCTGGAGACCTCCTTACTTACTGATTTTGTGAGTTTTAAGAACGGCTTTTATCCGGCCGTTTTTGGCAAAGATGGCCCCTATACCGAACCTGGTTCTGTAGTTTCCTCTCGTGTTTACCACGTTCATCTCTTATTCACCAAGCAAGAACGAAATAGTCACCGAAACAGGTTCAACTGTACAAGCGACCGCGCCCTCGTTTATACCCAGCACGCCAAGTTTCAGGACGTGTATAGTCTGCTGGCCATCTTCCCAAATAATGCTCACAACACGGCAAATGACAATGGAATAATGAATGACATTGCCAAATACGCTGAAGCCTTCCAGAAATTAACAAACCCGTAGTTACCTGCAGCTCCATGCCTTTCTCATTCGTAGCGTGGTTATATTGCGATAATTTTCATATTTTTTAGGCAATTAATCTAGTCTTTGCGCGTATGCATAAATATACGAGAAATAACGGTACAGAAAGCGGCAGGCAAAATAACCACAAAATAATGAACATGCCATACACACCGCTATTCACGCCAATGTGACGATCCCAAAAGGGTTTGGTCATTATCTTAAGGGCTAGTTTCTCCGAAGTATAATATGAGAATGGGTACAGAATGGCGCTTAAAACAAGATATGTAACCACAAATGGCATATAAGGAGCATAGGCAGGAAAAATGAGTCCGTCATTCATATCGCGCACTATAAAATAGATCAGATAGCCATAACCACACCATCCCCATAAGCAGTGCCGTAAATAATATTTTAAGGTCATCATCTATGATTCCTTCATAGCTATACCATTAAAGCTATCATAACATGAATTGACGAATCCCCCTTCGGAACCAAGCGGCATCGAGACAGCCATAGACGCAAACATGACTAAACTGGCACCGGACAACGATGGGACATAACGCAAAGACAAGGGTGATGTCGCAAACAAACAAGCGGGAAATGACACGGCCCTGATGACTAATTTTCAAAAAAAGGCCTTTATATGATTCCATACTTGGTAGGTATGGAATCATTAGACAAAAGAGGGTATTTTAGGTTGATCTCAATAAAAACAATGCCTAATATACTGTATATAAACACAGTATAAAAAGCGTCATACAGTGGCCAGATTATGAAAAACACGTTTGACAGAGCACGCGCAGCGGAAAACACGTCACAGGAAGCGATCACCTATCTGGATCGGGCATCGCAGATGGATGCCAGATCGGTCTCGATGCAGGGAGCCGATCTGACTTTCGCCGACGCATTCATGTTATTCACTCGCTTATCATTATTGATAACTCGCCGCCGGCCCGAGATAGCTGTCCATTGTGTTTTGATACATGTTCTCCCGCATATCGCTCAGGAAAAAGTAAGTAACCTGAATAGAATAATGGTGAATCAGCTGGTCAACCCGCTGATCCTTGAAGGGAAGATCGTGATGGGTCGCCGTGTTTTTTCCATCATGAAGCAGTTCCTGGGATGGTGTGCCTTCCAGGGGATTATCGAAACATCGCCCCTGAATGATATATCGCTGAACAAAGTTGCCGGCGGCGCGAAGACGGCCCCGCGGGAACGATGCCTGACGGACGCAGAGGTTTGGGTATTCTGGAATGTCTGGGACTATTTCGACGTATGTCCAGGCACGAAATGGGCGGCAAGGCTTTGCCTCGTAGCTGCCAGACGTCCAGATGAAGTGCTGCGGGCCAGAGTAAGCGAGTTCGACCTTAAGCTAAATGTATGGAATCAAGGGTCTCGCAACAAATCGGCCCGGTCGCACACCCTTCCGATGAGCTCACTGATGCGGAAGTGCGTAGAAGAATTGATTGCTTATGGCGCCGGCAGCCAGTGGCTCGTCCCGTCGAACAAAAAGAAAGCTGATACGCCAATGTCAAAGGTTGCAATAGCCCAGGCGTTGAGGCGGATTCTAGAGCGACCAGAGCTTGGGGAAGTGGAGTCGTTTACCCCACGTGATCTGCGTAGAACGGCACGCAGCTACTTTCCAGCCCTTAATATTTCACAGGAAGTATCACGTAAGATCATGAATCATAGTCTGGAAGGTATCGACCGTGTATACGACCGATATGACTACATGGATCAGATGCGAGAAGCCCTTGAGAGCTTCTCATCGTACATCTCGTCGATTGTTGAGCAACCAGATTTAGAAGAAATTGACCACAAAATGAAGGGAGATCGCCTATCCACCGAGCTGATCAGAGTAAACTTCTCATAGCTTTTTAATTGCTTCCACAACCTGCTCAACACCATCAGTTTGAGCCGGAAAGCGGTTGCGGAAAGCTGCGAGAACCTCACGTTCTTCCGGAGTCAGCGGCGCGATGCCCTGGTCTCGTAAAAAATCTGCCAGCTCAGGCTGACGGTCTTCAAGAACCATCATCATGAGACGTACTGGGTCTGCATTCAGTGCTTCTGCCAGTGGTAGCACTTTCTCTACCGGCAGCGGAATTCTTCCCTTTTTTATCAGGGACAAAATGTTGGGATTCTTGTAACCAATCTCACGGGAGATCGCCGACTGACTTTTCGGCGAAACAGTGATTAAAGAATCGATGTAGGCGACGTAACGAGCGGTCTTCTCATCGGCCATTGTCATTGTAGTTACTATCCTCGTGTGATCTTTTGTATGGTAAGTACTTACCGATATTACAGCAACGGTTGTTATTGTAAAGTCTTACATCCGGCTATTTGTAGGCAATTATCGCACATAAATCACGCGAAATAAGGTATAAATTAGTAAAATCCGGTACTTCTGTTGATTTTTTTGATTATTTTTGTTTAAGACATTACGATACATTTTTATTAACTTTTATATCAATAGGTAGTACCATCACCTCCAAATGAAACCTGTTGATTAGGATGCTATTAATGGAAAAATTGTCATCTAATTTACTTGCTCTGAATGTAGGCAATGTTTTCGCGCTGACACACCTGGAGGCTGCAGAAGTACTATCTGAGTTACCAAATCACCAGGTAAACGTTAGAGCGCGCGACGCTACTGTTTTCCGGTTCTCCCTGGAAAATGGCTCTTTCACGCTGATCAATACTGGCGACCTCTCTTTCGCGGTTCGAATCAACTAAAATTTATAACCCGCCTATAACTCATTGATCCCCTGCGCGAATTGCTTCCTCCCCTGTTCGCGCAGTGTTATTTTCTTATATCTGAAAACAATTTGTTTACTCGATAAGGAAAGCACATGGCAACCAAACCCAGCAAAACTGTACTCAAAGAGGTACAGGACTTCCGCGATTCCGTAAAACGCGTCGTTGGTCTTCTTTCGGGCAAGAACATTCCTGTAGCTGAATGCGGAGACACAGCATACGTTCGCTACAATAAAAAGGGTGAGCCAGTCATGGTTAACATCCCATCCATACCAGATGACGCAAGCCCTGCGCTTATGAATGCCATACGTGGATTCCTTGATCACGAGGTTGGCCATCTCCTTTTCACAGACGAAAAAGTCGTCAAGAAAATGCGCAACACAAAGGCATTCGGACTCTGGAATGCCCTGGAAGACGTCTACATCGAACGTCGCATGAGTGAAGTGTTCACCGGCAGCCGGCGTAACCTATTGTCCACACGTAACCTCATGATTGACAAATATTTTAATCCCCATGTTAAAAAGGCGGTGGCGATGTGCCGCGGGGATCAACGCGAGTTGTTTCTAAAGTTCTTCCTCTGTCCGGTTCTACGGGCGTGGGATGGCCAACCAACTTTTGCTGATTTCATGGAGGAGCACTGGCGCCTCATCGATAAACCTATTGCCGTTCTGAAAGAGTTTGGCGTCGATGAAGCTGTCCGTCGTATGGATAGCACTGAGGATTGCGTCAAGGTTGCAGCAGCAATGGCTAAGATCCTTCGTGAAATGACTGAGATGCCAGAAGGCCCGTTACCTGAACGTGAGTCCTCTTTAACCAAAAAGACCGAACCAGAAGAAGACAGTTCAGATGAGCCGGCTGCTGGAGACGATACTGAGGTTTGTGACGAAGAGGGGCTCGATAGCACTCCTGATGAGTTTAGCTCTGACGATGAAGATGATGAAAAATCAGACAAATTGATAAGTAAGTACATACCTAACAGTGATGAAGTAATAAATGATACAGAAAGTAAACCTGAAGATGGCGATTTAGGCCATGAAAATGTTGACGACTTGCCTGAAAGCGAAGAAACGACAGCTGATGATCCTGTTACATCTCTGGGCTCAGATGCAGGGGAAGAAGTGGATGATGAAGGTGATTACAACCCATCCACGAATGATAGCGCTAAGGACAGGCCCGGCAGCTCCTCTGATGACAGCGAAGCTGTCGAGGACGGTGAAGGTGAAGGCAAGGCTGACAAAGACGGTGGCGAGGAGAAGGATGAAGGGGATCGTGACACCTCGGATGAAAGCGATGCCGGCTTTGCCCCACACGCTGACGATATGTCTCTTGATGATGCTCTCAAGGCATTAGAAAACGTCGATGAAGAGATAGGTTCTTCAACCGAAGATGCGCTGGCGTCGGCGATCAAGTCGGAGCTAGCCAGCGCGTCACTATCTGATTACCGGCCATACAATCGCTCCTACGACTTCCTGGGGCCAATTGACGAGGCAGAAGAGCATATTAAGCGCGCCAGAAAAGCTTTTGGCGCAATCCCTATGTATTCGCCCGTAGATCGCTACCGCATTGTTCCAGAGGGCAGAAAACTGTTTGAGATGAAGGTGGAGAAGCATCTGTCTTCCTCGGTGTCATCTACCTTGGCCAAAGACCTGGAGCGCGCGATCGCCAGTCGTAACCGTGTTCAGTTCATCCCTGGCCAGCGTCGTGGACGCGTACATGGGGCGAGTCTTTACCGACTGTCGATGAATGACGATCGGGTATTCCGGAGAAAAGAAGACCACAAGGCCGTGAACGCGTGCGTTCAACAGGTCATCGATTTGTCAGGTTCAATGGGCGGCCGAAAAATCGAGCTCGCGCTGGCATCCGCATACACACTGGCTGACGCCCTAGATCGTATCCACGTTCCGAACGTCATTACCGGCTTCACTACTTATGGCAATCCGGATGTAGCAACTATGTCGAAACGTGGGTTTAGCCGCTTTGAAGCGCTTATGCTGCCGATTATTAAAAACTGGCATGAGAAAGCGAACTCACCAGAGATACGTGCTCGTATGGGCTGTGTGGCGGAGACTTTCCCCCTGCTAAACAACGTGGATGGCGAGAGCATCGCACAGCTGGCTTCTCTGTTTGCAGGGCGTATGGAAGACAAGAAGATCATGATTGTGCAGAGCGACGGCGCCCCATGCGCTGCGGGGGATGGCTTTAGTAACCATCTGCGCTCTGTAACGAATGACATCGAAAACACAAGTGACATCAACCTGTTGGCCATTGGCATTCTTACGGACGCGCCGCGCCGGTATTACAAAAACTATGCACTGGTGAATAAGGTCGAAGAGTTGGGTACGTCAGTTGTCAGTGAGTTATCTCGTATCATTTTAGAGTAAATCTTGTGCCCTATAAAATAAGTAACTAGTTACTATAAAGCCTGATACATTCGTATAGAATAGAGCCCAGAAACGACAACAAGTAAGGAAAAACACATGACCGCGACTGCGCTACCACAAGACGCCCACTCTGATGCCGTCACCTGCAAATGGTGCGGAAAATCCTTCCATCACCTCAAATCCCACATTTCGATGGGACGTTGTGAAGGCATTCCGGAAGAAGCCAAAGGGCTTGGTGTGGATGACGTAGTGAAAATGTACACCACAGCATTCCCCGGGGAACCAACGCTGTCTCCAAAGGCCATTGAAGCGTTAAAGAATAAACGCTCTGAGAAGGCTGGAGCAGACGGCAAAATCGCGGATATCAGTTCCCACCCTGGCTATGCAGGGACTGTCGAATACAAAACAGAGCTTGTCGCCGCGCACGAGCTGCTTGGCCTGACTATCAAGGAACTTGGCACGCCCCGAGGCAAACCCCTTCAGGTGACGGTCAACATCAACACGCCATATCCGGAGTTCGTGCCAGAAGTGAAAGCCGGCTATGTATACGGCGACTTCGATCTGATTAAAGACATCTTCATGATGCTGGAGATCGGCATTCCTGGTTATCTGTGGGGTCATGCTGGTACGGGGAAAACCTCTCTGCCAACCCAGCTTTGCGCGCTCCTGAATCGCCCGGTTATCCGCTCACAGCATACGGCATCAACTGAGGAAGCCAATATTACGGGCCAGATTCTGGCGCGAGAAGGCACAACCTACTTTGAACCTGGGCTTCTGTCGCTGGCGATGAAGAACGGTTGGGTCTATCTGGCAGACGAATACGATTTTGCATTCCCGCAGATTCTGGGGATCTACCAGCCAGTTCTTGAAGGCGAACCACTCGTAATCAAAGAAGCGACACCAGACTGGCGTCGCGTGGCGCCGCATAAGCGCTTCGCCTTCATCGGTACAGGCAACACTAATGGTTCAGGGGATGAAACGGGGCTTTATCAAGGAACGAACATCCAGAACGCGGCTAACTTCTCTCGCTTTGGCATCGTATCTCACGTCAAGTACATGAAGCCTGGTGCTGAGGTGAACATGCTGGTCGAAGCGGGAATCATCCGTGAATACGCCGAAAAAATGGTTAAGTTCGCCAATCTGGTACGAGACGGGTATGAGCAACACCTGATCAGCCAACCAATCGGCCCGCGTGAGCTGCTTCTGTCCGCAAAAATCGGAATGATGCGAGGTGATTTCGCAGCCGGCATCGAGAAGTCATTCATCAATAAACTCCCCTCCACCTCTGCGCAAGCGGCGCGTGAAGTGGTTCAGAAAATCTTCGGTTAATCGTGCGTAAAGGTTGTTTTGGATCTCTTATCGCAGCTTCTGAAACTGGCGCGGCCTGTTTGTCATGCGCTCACAGGCCTGACTGCCACCAGGCAGCCAAAGGAGTTGCGATTTCGATATACGGGAAGTTCGTCGGCTTCCCCAACGACAAAATTAAGAAAAAACAGAAGGTAAAAACACATGAAAGCACTGATGGTCAGGACTGATTTTTCCCTGGGAGAATCAGCACTGAAAGCAGAGCACGCAGTAAAGGTAGCAAAGGAGGCTGGCTATACCGCGGTTATCTCTGCTGACACGATGAATATCGCCAGCGTTATCCCCCTGCAGCGAGCAGCTGGCGATGAGATGGCGGTGATCTGTGGTGTTAAGCTGAATGTTGTCGACGATCCAACATACGAGTACCGGGCTAAACTGGCCAAAGAGTCTAATGGATGTATGGAATCATTGGAGCGTGGACGTAACTACTGCTTCACCGCACTGATTAAAAACGAGCAAGGTTATCGCGACATTTGCGAACTAATGACTTTAGCCAATACCCGCGAGCAGTTTTACTTTGTACCACGCCTGGCGCTCGAACAGCTGGCGGCTACTTACGCTAAAGGCAATATACTGTTGCTGACTTCGGATATCGGCAGCGTATTCCAGCGCCCGGACTTCGCTAAAATTATTAGCGCGCTGATTACTGCCGGCGGACGCGAGAATTTCTACAGCGTAGTTTATCCGCACCCTACGCCATTCTATGACCAGATCAACGTGCGAGCCATGAAAGTGGCAAGCGCACTGAAAATCGAGCCCGTTGCGTTTTACCCAGCTTATTACGAAGGGGTTGATGACGCTGACATCAAAGACATCGCCCACATGGTGATGAACAATATCAAAGTCGATCAGCCACACCGGCTGCGTATCCCCCACCAGCGCGACAATGCAATAAATGGTCGCCGTCATCTGCTGCAGGCTCTGAAAGAGTTTTCTGTCCGGATGGGCGTATCTGTGTCTGCCGCCATGGCTTCTACAACGCAGGACTCCATCGTTAAGGCGTGCGAATGGCGCTGGCACGAAATGGCGCCGGCGCTGCCAAAAATGGCAGACGATGAGCCTGCAACGTTGATGAAACTGGCTGTCGCAGGGCTTCGAAAACGTCTCAGCAACAAAGAATTTGGCTACACGCCACCAGCTTCCGAGCACCGCGTTTACGTCGATCGCCTCAAGTATGAAATGGAGACGCTCACTCGCCTGGGATTCTGCGGTTATTTCCTGATGGTTCGCGATCTGATGAATCATAGTCGCGAGACTGGTATTCCTGTCGGGCCAGGTCGTGGTTCATCCGCCGGCTCTCTGGTGGCATGGTGCATCGGCATTACCAACGTTGACCCTATCCGTCATGGTCTTCTGTTCGAACGTTTCATTAACCCTGAACGTCTCGACTTGCCGGATGCGGATTTGGACTTTAGCCAGGCGCGGCGCCATGAGGTGATCGAGTATCTGAATGCCCGATATGGCGAAGAGTATGTTGCAGGCATTCCGAACTTCACTTATCTGGGCGCCGCTTCCGCACTGCGCGACACAGCGCGTATTTATGGAGTTGATGCGGCGGATATGGCTGTTTCCAAGGAGCTAAAGACCCTGGATGATGACAGTCTGTCTCTGTCGGAGCTGCGCGAGCAGCTGGCCAGCCTGGACAAATACGCCACCAAACATCCGGACGCATTTAAGGCGGCGAGCAAGTTGCAAAACCTGATGCGTGGCTTCGGCCGCCATGCTGCAGGGATGATTGTCGCTGGCGTACCTCTGACGGAACGCACCCCTGTTGAGCGACGTGGAGACGCGCGTTGCATCGCATTCGATAAACGATACTGCGAGGCAATGGGGCTGATCAAACTGGACGTTCTGGGCCTGGCCACTCTCGATCTGCTGGATAGCGCAAAACGTTACATCAAAGAGAGCACCGGTAAGGACATCAACCTCGATGCCATCCCACTGGATGATCGCAAAGTACTTGATGGATTCGCCGCGGGGTATACGCAAGGTGTGTTCCAGCTTGAGTCCGGCCCCATGAGGAAGCTACTCAAAGATCTGGGTGGTGGTATCGAGCCAATGAGCTTCAAAACCGTTGTGGCCACAACTGCGCTTTTCAGACCAGGTCCAATTCAGTCAGGCATGTTGGACGACTATGTTGCTGTGGCCAAGGGCTTTATGGCTCCACATTCAATTCATCCTCGTCTTGAGGAAACAACCAAAGAAACTAACGGCGTTTTGCTCTATCAAGAGCAAATTATGAAAAGCTCTCGTGTGCTCGCTGGATTCTCTATGGCGGAGGCTGATGCTCTGCGTTCCGCCATCGGTAAGAAGAACATGGAAAAGATGAAAGCGATCGGCAGCGATTTTGTAGAACGAGCACAAGCAGGCTGGGTGACACTGTCACTTGAAGACGGAAGCACAGTAGAAGTCCACAAAAAGGCCAAGCTGATGTGCTCTGACGACAAACGCAGAACCTATGACGAAGCGATTGGTGATAACGCTGATATTGTTGATTTTGGAGTTTGACGGTGGAAGAAATTTGGAAATCCATTCCTGAGTTTGAAGGTTATTACGAAGCATCCAGTTTAGGTCGCATTCGCTCTTTAGATGTTATACGAACAGCCCCCAATGGGGGCGAATGGGTGAAGAAGGGGCAAATCCTCAAACCTCGCGTAATCAATGATTTTGGACATCTGGGCGTGAAACTAAGCGTCAACGGCGTCAAATGCGACCGCACAGTTCATTATCTGGTAGCAACTGCATTCCACGGAGAACGACCAGAAGGCTTACTTATTCGTCATCTTGACGGAAGACCATCAAACAATGCGCCCTCCAATCTCGCGTATGGCACTCAAGTCGACAACATGGCTGACGCCATTGCACACGATACCGTTGAGTTTGGTGAGAGGCGCTACAACGCCAAGCTAACCAACGAAGTCGTCATTGCTATTCGCATTAAAAAGTCAGAAGGCGCTCTGAACAAAGACCTCGCGGCCGAATATGGTTTAACTGAGCTTTACATTCACCATATCGTCACCGGGAAGAAATGGGCACGAGTTGGTGGGCCGATCGTTGTCTCAAGAGCATCCAAAAAACTGGATGCTGAAGCAAGAGCTGAGGTGGTCGCCTTGCGCAAGGCTGGCGCAACCTATGAAAAGTTGCGAGAAAAATTCGGCATCTCTAACACTCAAATCGCAAATATCTTAAAAAAAGCTAGCGTTTGAAGCTAATGACGGGAAAAACACATGAAAATTGCCAAAGTTATTTCCGAGCAGGAAGGTCTTAGCCCTGAGAAAGCCCAAGAAGTATGGGACGCCTTTGAGAAGTTCGGTGGATATGCCTTCAACAAATCACACTCCGTTGCCTACTCGCTGATCAGCTATCAGTCTATGTGGTTAAACCCTGCTGAGTTCTTCGCTGCTGCGCTCACCATTCTTGGCGAGGACAAGCACCAGGGACTGGTAAAGGATGCCTTAACCTATGGCATCCGCGTACTGCCACCCGACATTAATATGTCCTCGAATCGCATCGAGATCCGCACGCTCGAAGATGGCAGCCAGGTACTTTACGCCCCGTTCTCTGCGGTTAAAGGATGTTCTGAAAATGGGTGTCAGGCAATTATGCGAGCGCGTGAGAAAGTTGGTGGCAAGTTCGAGTCGCTGGCGCAATTTGAGGAAGCGGTCGAGAAGCGTGCCTGTAACAGCCGAGTACGTGAGTCTCTGCAAAAGGTTGGGGCATTCGCCTCTATTGAACCTGGCAGTATGCCGGCGACCGATCCGGTACGTCTGCGCGACCAGGCAGAGCTGATGGGCAATCTGGTGATCGATGCGGTGAAAGCTTCACGCCCATTTGAAATGAACCCAAAACGCTCTGCAGAGGTCAATGTGCTGATGACTCGCATGGCCGCAGAAATGGGCCTGGGCGATGAGTTGATACGACCAAGCATCGGCATTAAGCCAAAAATTATGGTCATACTCGACAACGCCAATGGCAATGATGCACGTACCGGCTACTTCATGGAGAACGGCTACGATGACTTCAAAGCCAAGTTGCTGGTTTCTGGTGACCTGCGTATGGGTGATTTGTATGTCACAGGCGTGTGTAAAAAGGTAAAGGATAAGGAAAAAGACTACACCAAAGATGAGATCGGCCAGTTTATCGACTTTATGCGGGAAGAGATAAATCTAGTTCGTCCAACCTACGTGCTGACGTGCGGCAGCCGGGCGACATCGCTGTTCAATAACAAGAGCAAGCCATCCGATCTTGTTGGGCGCAAAGAATATCTGCCAGACCTGGACGTGACCGTGTTCTATGGATTTAACCCGAATATTTTGTACTTCCGTCCAGAGGAAGGAGAAAAGCTGGAAGCCATTCTGGCAGAGGTAGCGGAGACTATTAACAAATGACTAAAGGAAAACACATGAGCGCAGCGAATAAAATTGCACAAGAGCTCACAGCAATACCACAGGAGTTTCAGGATAAGGCGATTGAAGCCACTCTGCGATCCCAGTTCTGGGAAATTATTGACTGCCCTGTCACGCTCGATCTGGCATTGGCGTTTGCAAAGCAGGATGGCGCCGACCCTATTTGTCGATTACGGAAATGCGCGCGTGCGCTGGCATTAAAAACGCAAGATCCAAAGGCGTGCCAATATCTGCTGGAGATTTATGAATCTGACAAACCAGAAGAAGAGCTGGCTTCATTTAAAGCGTTCCGCGCCCGTCTTGTCCTGAAGGTGGCCAAGGAGTTCATGGAGGTGAGCAAAATAGGCGACGTCAGAAAATACCGGCTTAAGAGGCAGACCAGAGTCACTCTATCAAACATATTCGGTAAAAAAGTAGCATAAAGAATGCCCTGCCCTATGGCGGGGCATTCTTTGGAATCAGTGTGAAATTTACCCCGTTCTAACAGAATTGAGACATAAAGCCACACATTTTCAAGGGATGCTCTTGTTTATTCTCGTGAATTTGGGAACATATTTGTAGCACCAACAATGGTACTTAACTGGACTACACACTCTCATAACGGAGCCTTTTGGTTAGGGATATGATAAAAAAAACGCTAATAACGGGGATGAGTTTCATAATGGTTGGCTGTGCTGGCATGAAGATACCGAATTATGATGAGGTCAAAACAAGCCCGCACTACACTGAATGTCGTGAGTTCGCTGCCGATGTTTACAAGAATAATGGATACAGTAAAGAAGCCAACACGGTGATTTTGAACATGGACGACCGCAAGGCCCAAGCGATTGTTTCAGGATGCGTCGTGACAATGAGCAAGAACAGCATCGAAGAAGCAAAGGCAGACTTAAACAAAAAGGCTGCAGCTTATGGGATGATCAGCGGTGCTTGTTATAACACATCATGTCGAGTCGACACTGAACAGCAGTTAAAGGCTTATACCCTTGGGAGCTATTACGCTTCATCTAAGAAATTTCCTGAGCAGATGAAACCTGAATTTTGAGGAAAAAAATAATGCCCCGCACGATTAAAGGCATAGCCATCGTCGCTACCTCACTAATACTTTCCGGATGCGCCTTCCCAGACAAGGATGGCGACTTTGGTGCATATGTACACAGCTGTCAACAATACGCCTATGGTAAAGCCTATGCTTTTGAACATAGAGATTTAGCTTATAAGATTTGCAAAGATGCGGCGAAACTCTGGGGCGACGAAGTCCCTGCCTATGTTATTCGGCAAATCAAGCTTCACCCCGAAATCCCAGAAGATGAGATTAAATACGCGGCAATGGCCGGGTCATTGGGAAATAACTAAATTCACAAAATATAACCCGCCAAACGGCGGGTTTTTTGTTTGCATACTCCATTTATAAGCCCCTCCAC